TATTTTTTTATATTTATATTTTTGATTATGTGCTTACCTAAGCCCACAATCCTTTTAAAATACAATAAAATTTTAATTTATAAATTCACTAAACATTTATTTAACTAATTAAATTTATGCCTCGATGGCTCAATTGGCAGAGCAGCTGATTTGTAATCAGCAGGTTATCGGTTCAAGTCCGATTCGAGGCTTATGAAGAAGAGTTGGTTGTATGGCTACTCTTCTATTTTATTGGAATAAATTATGATTAAAAGGAGGAGTTGTTAGATGGCAACTGTAAAAAAAATGAGTACGGATGTCAAAATGACTCCTGCTCAAATGAAAAAAGAAATAGAAAAATTAAAAGAAGAAAATGAAAAGCTTAGAAATAGTTCTCGTTGTCTTATATGTGACACATTAAAAAAAAAGGACGATTTTTATGTTAGTACAGACCCAATGAATAAAGCAGGGCATACTCAAATATGTAAAACTTGTGCTCGTAAATTGGCATTGAGAACAGATAAAAATGGCAATGAACATGAATGTAATATGGATTCAATTTGTTTAAGCCTTAAATACATGAATAAACCATTTTTAAATGATTTATGGGATTCTAGTATACAAGAATCAGAAAATTTAGTAGCAGGAAAAGTAAAACATAGTCCAGCAACCGCTTATTTTAAGAATGTCGCAATGGGACAATATAATGGTCTTACCTATTTTGACAGTGACATGTTCAAAGAAAAAGTTGTTTATGAAGATGAAAAAACACCTCAAATGATTGTCGAAGAACATGCAGGTCAAGATACTTATGATGATTTTATTAAGAATAAAAAAGATGTTATTAGATTATTAAGTTATGACCCATTTGAACAAGAAGCTGTAAGTGATCAACCATTTTTATATTCTCAGTTAATAGGATTACTTGATGCTGGTGGAGATGAGAATGATGATATGATGAGAAATGCTTCTTGTATTTCAATTGTAAGAAGTTTCTTGCAATCTTCTAAGATAGATAATGCCATAGCAAATCTTATGGCAGATATTAAAAATATAGATAAAAATTCTGCTACTATTAAATCACTTCAAGATAGCAAATCAAAAATTACAAGTACTATTACGAATTTGGCAGCAGAAAGTTGTATTTCATTGAAAAATAATAAAAATGCTAAGAAAGGTGAAAATACTTGGACTGGTAAAATTAAAAAGATTAAAGATTTAAATCTTAGAGATGGACAAGTTAATGGATTTGATATAGCAACTTGCAAGGGTATGCAACAAGTACAGGAAATCAGTGATGCTTCTATTATGAAGCAGTTGGCACTTGATGAATCAGATTGGTCAGATATGGTTGCAGAAATGAGAAAAGATAATCAAGCTTTAAGAAAAGAAAGAGATTCTTATAAAGAAATTAATAGAATTCTTTTACAAGAGAATTTAGATCTTAAGGATTATTTTGAAGATAATAATATAAATCCAGATATTGAATATAGAAATTTAAAAGAATTGTACTCTATATTTGCGAGTGACGATGAAATAGAAACAACTGTTGAGGAGGTAGATGAAGATGAATCAGATACTACTTCCGTATAATAATTATCAATTAGATTATGATAAAGATTTCTATCAAGACTATGGTATTTTTGTAAAACCAATTAATTATCCATTATCCAGTAGAAAAATAGAAGCTTTATTGGAGATTGCAAATATGCAAAAGTATTTTCAATGTAACCCTGTTAAAATGATAGACATTATGTTCAACATAGAACTTCTTGATAGCCAAGCACTTGCAGTACAAAAAACATGGATTTGTCCTAATGCACTTTTGGTGTGTACTCGTGGTTGGGGTAAATCTACTGTTATTGATTTATCTCTCATGGCAAAAGGAATGTGCTTCGCAAATTATTGGAGCTATATAGCAAGTGGTTCTGGTTCTCAGGCTGAACAAACTTTTACTACGTTAGAAAGACTTGCTAATGATAATATTGATACATTTTCAGGGTCTACTGGAATTGTGTTCAAAAACGAAGTAGAAATTAAAAACGCTGCAGGTGATGGATTTAGTCATAGCAGTAATGGATTTAACTATTCTTTATATAATGGTTCAATGACACAAACATTAAATTCAAATATAGACGCTAAAAGAGGTGAACGATTGCCTCACTAATTAGAAATAATTAGAGAAAAATAAGTGCGAAAGAAAACTGGAAGACTGAAATGTTAATCAGAATGGAAGGCTAAATGCAAAAGTTTAGTCACATGCAGAGCATAGAGTTTGAAACTAATTAATATTAGAATATAATAACTCCACGAGTTCGCACCATCTAAACGTAAAGTCGTAGATGAAAAGGTATGCCGAGCTTATAGGAATAAAACTATAAGAACTATAAGATAAAAAACTTGTAGGATAACAATTGTATCGTGGTAGCGTAGTTTTTGATGAAAGTGGTTTCTTATCAGAAGAAATGATGAACGTATATAGTGCGTTTGCTGTAGTTAATAGAGATTTGAAAACTGGTAAAGATGCAAGTGGAAAATCAATTGATCCAATTAGACAAAGATGTTTCCCACCTGACATGCCATATCAGAAAATATATATCAGTTCTGCTTCTAGTACTGATACAAAATTCTTTGCATTATATAAAGATTTTGCAAAGAAACAAATTATGGGAGACCCAGATTATTGTGTTTTACATATTGATTGCGAGTTGGCATTTAAACCAACAATGCATGGAGAATTAATTACTCCTCTTCTCTCTCGTTCTACTGTTCAATCTGAAATGAGAACAAATCCTGAAAAGGCAAGACGAGAATATTATTGTCAATTTACTACTGAAGCAGGTGAAAATGCAATTATTAAAAGAGGTGTTATTACTAGAAATGAAGAAATTAGAAAACCACTTCTTTATAATGATACTGGTGATAAGAAATTTGTTATATGTTATGACCCAGCTAGAAGCCGAGACAATAGTGTTATTTTGGTTGGTGAAATATATGATCACGAAGAAGTTGATGGTTCTATTGATAAAAGAATGAGACTTGTAAACTGTATTAACTTGATTGACGTTGGTAAAAAGATTAAATCTCCTATGCAAACACCTGATCAGATTGAATATCTTAAAAAAGTTATTCTTGATTATAATGGTGGTGCTGATGCTTATGAAAACATTGTTGGAATATATATTGATGCTGGTTCTGGTGGTGGAGGCGTTAACATTGCAGACTATTTAATGCAAGATTGGGTAGATAAAGCAGGAATTAAACATAGAGGTTTAATTGACAAAGAATATTCTGCTGAATATGTTAAAAAGTTTCCTAATGCAGTTGACAAAGTTAGGTTAATATCTCCTTCAGGCTATAAATCAGAAATGTACGAAGCAATGATAGAATTAATGAATCAAGATAAAATTAGCTTTACAGCGCAATATGACAGAAAAGGTATCTTAACTGTATTTGATGTTGATGAAGAAAAGTTGGCAAAAGAGAAAGAAAAGATTATAAATAAATTAAAGAAACAGAAACTTTCTAATGAAGAGTTTAGTAATAAACTTGACGAAGAGTTAAAGCAAGTTCAATCTGTAAAAACTAAAACAATTAAACTTGATTGGCAAGATGAAATTGCTTTAGTTAATATGGACGCATTAAAAGAAGAGCTTGTCAATATGGTTCGTAAAAAGAGAGAATCTGGAAAAGACTCTTTCGAATTGACTGCAGAAAAAGCAAATAAAATGCATGATGATAGAGCTTATACTTGTTGTTTAGCTTCATATGCTCTTATGTGTGAAAGAAGAAAGAATATTACTTCTAGAAAGAGAAAACCTACAACAACCAACCTAGCAGATCTCTTACCAATCAAAACACCAAAGAGATCTTCTTACTTTTAAATTTTAAACTAAATAAAAATATATTTTCTCAATATAACATATATCATAAATAATATAGTTTGTCAAGATAAAATTTTAAAAAATAAATATAAATAAAAAATACTAAAAAAAAATAAATAAAGGGAGGTGTACCGATGGGAAGACCAAAGGGCAGTAAAAATAAACCAAAGGTGACAGAAAGTGCACCTTCTACAACAGTAACAATGGGAACAAATATACCTGCAACAAAAACTAAACGTACTGTTGCGGAAATGAAGGAATGGTATGAAAAGAATACTGAAAATACACAAGAAGCATTTAAGAAAATTAGGGATGTAACAAAAACTGGTCGCCAGACAACTTTAAATTCTTATAGTAAAGATAATGTAATTTCATATTTGCAAAACATTTCTTCTAATGAGAACAACTTAAGAAATTTGTCTCGTTATTTGTTTTATAGATCACAGGTGTATTTTAGATTAGTTATGTATAATGCCACAATGTTTGATTTAAATGCACGTACTGTAATCCCACAATATGATCCAATAAAAACAAATAATCCAAATAAAATATTAAAATCATATTATGAAACTTTACAATGGTTAGATAGAATGAATTTACAACACGAATTTTTATCAGTTTTAGTTAATAATTTTATAGAGGATGTTTTCTATGGTTGTTGTTGGATTGATGAAACTGGAATATTTATATTGCAGTTACCACCAGAGTATTGTAAAATTAACGGAAAATTTTTCACAGGAGATTTTCATTACGAAGTGGACATGTCATATTATAAGAAATATGAATATTTAATTGAATATTTAGGCGAACCTTTCTCTTCTATGTATTCGGCTTACGGTGGAGACAACGCAAAAAGATGGCAACCAATGCCAGATGAATACACCTTATGTACGAAGTATAGATTAGAATCTTGGGAAACAGTATGTCCACCTTATTCTGGCTTATTTCTTGATTTGATCGGACTTCTCAATTTATCTGATGTTCAGGCAGTTGCAGATGAACAGCAGATTTATAAGCTTATTACTGCTACTATTCCATTGTTAGATAATTCGGATGTGCCAGATGATTGGGCGGTAGATGTTAATACAGCATTAGAATATTATAGAAAGTTGGACGCTGCTTTGCCTCCATATATAGGTAGTATCATTACTCCTATTCCATTGGATACAATATCGTTTTCTGATGATCAAGCTACTGATACAACTAAAGTTCAAAAAGCCACAAAAGAAGTTTTAAATACATCTGGTGGAGCACAGATTTTGAACTCTAGTACAATTTCAGGAGCAGAAGCTTTTAAAGCTGCTACTCGTGCAGATACGGAATTAGCAATTTCTAGTTTGTTGGGACAAATTAGTGGTTGGACAAATCGTATGTTATCTTATTTAGTATCTGATCCTGCAAAAGTTAAGTTTTTCGAAGTATCTTCTTATACTAAAGATGCTTTCAAAGAATCTTTGCAAAAAGATTTGAATTATGGATTTGTTAGTGCTTTAGCAATTAATTCGTTAAACGGATTTAGTGAATTAGATACATTGGCATTGAACTATTTGGAAAGAGATGTTTTACAACTTCATGACAAGTTTGTTCCTTATAAAACAGCATCTACACAATCTGGAGATGGTGAAGGTGGAGCACCAGAGAAATCTGACACGGAAATTTCGGATGAGGGTAGTGAAACAAAGGATCAGGAGAAAAATCAGTAAAGGAAGAAAAGGATATGAAGAATAGAAATGATAATACTAAAGCTATGTTTATCAAAACTCAAGATTTAGATACGTCTGAAAGTTTAAAACAAGCTGGCTTTGAATTAGTTGATTATACAAATGAAACATGGACGTTTGTAAATAATCCGAAGTGTCCATTAACATTTGATAATAATAAAGTAGCATATTCAAATATGCTATTCTTTTAAGACTCCTTTTGAGAGTCTTTTTCTATGTTTAAAAAATAGACTAATAAGATTTAAAGAAAGGAGGAAACGTTGGAAAATGGCAAATAAAACAATGAAAAAAATTCTAACTATTGAAGATTTAGTACAATTTTGTCAAACACAAAATTTTCATAAATTTAGTTCTGCTGAAACAGGATATCAGTTATCTGTACAAGTTCCAGCAATAGCTACATATAAAAAGAAAGAAGAAACTGAAGATAATACTCTTCTATTTTGTAAGGTTAAATTGTTTCATATTGGACGTAATAGAAATGGGTCAAGTGTAACAAAAGAAGCTGCAGAAAAAGCTTTATCAACTATTGCTTATAAACCTTTGCTTGCAAACTTCTGTGAAATTGATGGTGTAAAAGACTTTACAAGTCATGATATGAATATTTTAGAAGATGGATCTATTGAGTATATTGAAAGACAGATTGGTACTTTTACAGCAGATAAGCCTTATATAGAATACGATGAAGAAAATGACAAAGATTTTATCTATGCTTATGTTGCTATTCCTCGTGAATATAGCGATGCTAGTGAGATCATAGAGCGCAAAGAAGGAACTAAAGTTTCGGTTGAGCTTATAATCAATGCTATGTCGTACAATGCAAGTGAACGTGTGCTTGAATTAGAAGATATTATTGTTCAAGGAGCGACTTGCTTGGGATTGAATCCAGAAACTGGGGAAGAAGTTGGTGAAGGCATGAAAGGTGCTAGACTGGATATAGTAGATTTTAGTGTTGAAAATAATTCTGTGCATTTTGATGCTAATGAAGAATTATTAAATGAAATTAAGAAGTTGAATGAGAATTTATCTCATATCAATATAAATTCAAAACTTGAAGAAGGGAGGAACGAAACGGTGAACAAATTTGAAGAATTACTTGAAAAATACGGTAAGACTGTAGAAGATATTACATTTGAATATGAGAATCTTTCTGATGAAGAACTTGAAGCAAAATTTGCTGAAGAGTTTGAAGAAGAGAACACCGATGGAGAAGGTGAAGCAGATCCAGAGCCTACTTCTGAAGGTGATGAAGGAGAAAATAATTCTGACGACAATGACGACAATGATAATGATGAAGATGGAGAAGTAGTTGTTGAAGATAATAGTGGTGAAGAAAACACAGAAGATAACAATGAATCTGATACAAATTCAGAACCAGAATCAGAATCAGAACCAGAAATTGAACCTGAAACAGAGCCTGTTGTTGTAACTGAGTCTGTAAAACCTGAAAAGTATTCAATTGCTTTATCTGACGGTACAGTTAAAGAATTTGCTTTAACTCTTGATGAAATTAACAATGCTTTATATATGTTAGTAAATCAGACATATGGTGAAACAGATGATGCATGGTATAGTGTACAAGTTTATGAAGATGGTTCTCTCATTATGATTGATTGGTGGAATAATAAGGCATTTAGACAGTCTTATAAGAGAGATGAAGAAAACTTCTCACTTGTTGGAGACAGAGTTGAAGTTAATCAAGTATGGGTTACAGCTGAGGAAGAAGCAGCTCTTAATGAGATGAAGTCTAACTATGCGTCTTTAGTACAGTTCAAAGAAGATACAGAAAATGCACAAATTCATACACAGAGAGAAGAAATTCTTTATAATGAAAAGTATTCTGTTCTTGCTGAAAAGGATGAAAATAATGAATACAAAAATGAAGCTTATGCAAAATTAGTATCTGAAATGGATAATTACTCTCTCGTTGATTTAGAGAAAGAATTGAAATCTGTATTTGCAGATTATATTACAAATGGCGGTCAGTTTGCTTATGTTGGCGAACCAGAAGCTAAACCTGTAGTAAATAAGAAGTTATTTGCTACTCCTACTAGTGAAAAACCTAGTAGATATGGTAACTTATTTAATAAATAAGAAACTAAATAAAAAAATATAAACACATTTTAAACAAATGGACTATATAAATAGTCTTGAAACATTTTAAGGAGGAAAAAGAAATGGCAATTAAATTTGAAATTGAAAAACATGCTTATTGTTTCCCTACTAAAGTTTTAGCAGGAAATGGTGGCGCACATATCTTAAACATTGAATTAACAGCAGACGCAGATAATGGTTCTATCGTTGGTGTTGGGGAATATAAGTCTTTTGACAACTACGTTGAAGCAGAAGCACCAGCAGAATATTCTGCAAAAATCGTTGACAAAGCAGCAGATGGAAACTTCTATGTAGAAGTAGTAGAACCAGCTAATGCAGTTCTTGTATGTGAAGTAGTTAATAATCCTTACACAAATTATGACTCTAGATTTAAGTCAGATAAGAACTTCTATAATGCAGCTGGCGATGTAGTACGTGGATACTGTCTTGTTAAACATGACGTTTATGAATTAAGCGCAGAAGGTTTTGAAGGTACACCTGAAGTTGGTAAGACAGTAACAATCACAGGAAGAAAGCACGTAGTTGCGTAATATAAGGAAGGAGGAACAATACAATGGGAAAAATGCATTTTAATAGTAGAGTAATCGGTGTTTTCTCAGAAATGGGAACATCTTATGATGAAGTTAAAAATCTTATGTTTGACCTTTATAAAGGTGAATTAAGCGAAGGTATTACAAAAGCTGAAGCTGAAAATAAAATTAGAGAGGTTTCTTTAAAAATCTTTGGATTAACAAAAGATTCTTCTAAGAGAGACCGTAAGAGAGCATATGAAGAATATGGTCGTCAGTTCTTTGATGTAATCGAAGAAATTACTGACTTTACAGTATCTACAGGATTAAAAGAAAATGAATGGTTTACTACACTTGTAAACTATAAGAATCTTGCAGATGGTGATGAAAACTTATTCTACAACGAACATGAAGAAGTAATTCTTTCTGTTGCAAGAATGGGTAAGAGACACCATGATACAATGTTACAGAGATTACCAGAAGGTTCAACATATTCTGTTGAAACAGACCTTTATGGTGCTGCTGTAGGTGCTGATATTGATAGATATTTAATTGGACAGGAAGATTGGACAAAGCTTATTGATGCTATCACAAAAGCATTTGTTGTTATGACACAGGATTTGATCTTTACAGAAATTCTTGCAGCTCCAGCAAAGCTTCCAGTTCAGACAGGTTTTGTTGAAACAGGTGCTTTATCTGATGCAACAAGAAAGAAATTCAACAAGGTTCTTCAGAACGTATCTGTAGCAAATGATAATGCAGATGTAGTTATTATGGGTACTATGGTAGGTCTTCAGGAACTTGAAAATCTTATTAATGTAGATTGGATTTCTGATGGTCAGAAAGCTGACAAGGCATCAATGGGTAGACTTGGTAACTATGGTCGTTACCAGCTTGTTGAAATCCCACAGAGATTTGCAAAGAACGATGTAACTAGAGATGTATATGATGATAATACTCTTTGGATCTTTGCTTCTGGAGATAACAAGCTTGTTGATATGATTGACGTAGGTGAAACTCTTATTGATGAAATCACAGATCGTGGAGAAGCTAATGGTAGAATTGATGATATCATGAAATATGAAGTTCAGAGAGAACTTGGTGTAGCTACTCGTCTTGGAAAATTCTTCGGTAAGTGGACAATTACTGCGTAATTAAACTAATTAATATTACATATAGTAAATTAAAGGAGAGTGCTAATGCGCTCTCCTGTTGATTAAAAGGAGAAAAGATATGGCAACAACTACAAAAAAAACAACTACAAAAAAAACTACAGTAAAAGCAAATGAAGATGTTAAAAATACTGCTGTTATAGAAAAAGAAGTGGAAACTACAACAAAAGTTGTAGAAGAAGCTGTAAAAGAAACTGTCGCAGAAGTCGTAAAGGAAGTTATGAAAGAAGTTGTAAAAGAAAAAATCGAAGAAGAAAAACCAGTAATTGTAGAAGCAAAGAAAACATTTACTGATTCAGATTATGTTTTATGTCGTTCTGTATGTTCAGGCGGTCTAAATATTGTTTCACAGTCTGGAAATTTATACGAATTTAAAGATTATGGTTCAGAATGCGAAATTAATTATAGAGACTTGGTAACTTTAATCAGAAGGGGTTCTGATCATGTTTTCTTACCTAGATTTGTCATTTTAGATGAAGATTTCTTAGAAGATTTTCCAACTATTCAGAAAGTGTATGGAGAAATGTATACAAAGGATGATTTAGTAGAGATTCTTGACCTTCCAATTGCTAGAATGAAGATTGAAATTGAGAAATTACCAGAATCTACTAAGAATAGTATGCGTAATTTAATTGCAACACAGATTGCAAACGGACGACTTGATAGTATTGCAAAAGTTAGAGCATTAACAGAGATTTTTAATTCTGATTTTAATTTACTTAGTGATTTGTTTGTTAAATAGTTCGGAGGTGTTTAAATGACCTACGAAGAAATATTTTCACAGTTTTATCTCAAAGAAATTGACCCAAGCTTATTTAAGCTATCTAAAGAAGATGCTTATGAAAAGATGAAAGGGTGGTTACAGATGGTAGCTGCTGATCCTCGTGTTCGTAAGTGTTTTTCTACATTAACTCTTAATGATGATATAGAAGAATTAGATTTTGCATTAAATCATTCTGTAGATGAAGATTCTGATAAATATTTTGTAAAAGAAGTATTTGCACAAGGTATGGTAATTTGTTGGATGCGTCCACAAATAGAAAGAAATATCAACTTAGCAGTTGTTATTGGTGGTAAGGAAGAAAAGTCAATGTTAAATAATTATAAACCTAATATTGCTAGACTTGAAACTCTTGAAAAGAATTTAAAGAAGTTTATTAGAGATTATGGTTATTTAAATAATGATTATATAGGTGAATCGTAATGAAACACTTATATGGAGAATTTACTAAAGAACAAATTGTGCAAACTAAAAAATCATTAAGAAGTTCTATTTTCTTTTTATTACTTTGTGTAGATAGAAAAACTGCATCGGAGTATGAAGATATAGATGTAAATAAAAGTTTTAATGGACTGTTATTAAGAATTGGTGGATTAAATGAGTTACTTATGAATCAGCCAGAATTGGTAACAGTTTTAAGTTTACTTCAGGCTGCAAAGATTGAATATAACAATCCTGAATTTAATTTTCATACTTATAGGAAACTAATTTTAGATGCAGGAGCTGAGGTAGATAAATTAGAGGAGGTGTAATATGCTCTCCTTTGAAGACATGCAAAAATTATGTACAAATGTTGGTAGTCATGGTCAGCAGTTGAAGGCAATGGCTGATGATGTTATGCAACAGACATGGGATAACGATATCCAAAGCAAATTGTGTTACATATACGATTACTATCATGATGATCAATTTGATGAAGGTTTAAATGGATATAATCCTGCTTTATCAAAATCTAAAATACCAGTAAAATTAAAATTTATTGTAAAGGCATATAAGTCTGCAGCAAAAGATGATCCAGAATACCATATTCAGTTTGAACCAGATGTTTGGAATTCAATGAGTTGTAAACCTCAATGGTTCGTAGATGGATATCAGAAGTTAGGCGTAGAATTCCCTGTAGGGTTGTACGTGGATGTGCCTGATGATAGAGGAGTATATCAAAAGTGGTTTATTTTCTATAAAGAAGAAGCAAATCAGTTTGTTAAATGCGGTATTATGAAATGTAACTATTTATTTATGTGGATTAAGGATGACGGTATACATAGATATAAACGTAAGATGTGGGGAGTTGACCGTTCACAGAACAGTTATACCTCTGGACGATGGAGGGGAGATAAAATTACAATCTTAGATAATCAGGATAAATTTTGGCTTCCATGGAATCCAATTTCTGCAGAGATTAGACATGATCAAAGGTTGTTCCTTTCAATGATTCAAGATGAACCATATGCTTATGCAATATCTAAAATTAATAACGCTTCTCCAAAAGGAGTTATTGAATATACTGTAGTTCAAGACGAATTTGATCAAAATAAAGATTATGTAGATAACGATCCAAATAGTCTTACTTATGGAGAAATGTATGCAGACTACTACTCTTCTACTATTGTTCCAGAAGAGGTTATATCTGATATGAAAGTAATTACAAACATACTTTCTATTGAGGCAAAAACTTATAGTGTTAGAATTAATGGTGGCTCTAAAGTAGTATATGCTAAGATTTTAGATAATGATGGTAATGATGTAACTAATAATTATAGTAGTGATGATTTTATTTGGGATATTTCATTTAAAGATAATGAATTTGCAAAAGATAATTTAATTGTTATTGATGGATCTTATAGTTTAAAAGATGGTAATCAATATAAATGCAAGTTTAAATTTAAAGGTGATGAAACTTATCTCAACAAAAGAATTACGGTAACTTTAAAAATTAATGAATTATCTGCTACTGCAGATTTAGATATAGTTTCATAGGAGGTGTTGTTATGATTGATAAAGATATTAAGGAAATTATCCAGTATAAGAAACAAAAAGGAAATGACAACATCCAATATAAAGAAATTATAAAAGATAAACTAATTAATAATTCAAAAATAATTCGTTCTTTAAATAATCAAGATTTAGATCCAGATTGTCCAGATGATTATTATGGAGAAAATATACTCCCTTACTATTTGCTAGTAAATGTTCAAGAAAATGTAAAAAATTATATTTGTTTTGAAACATCATTTGATGAAGTTGCTAGATATAATAAAATTATGAAGCTAGGACAAGTTATCTTTTATATTGTATGTAATAATAAAAATATATTAGATAAAGAAACTGGTATTGCTCGTCATGATTTATTGGCTGCTTTAATAACTGATGAATTTGATTGGAGTAATTTATTTGGTACGCAGGTGCATTTGGTATCTGATAGACCTATGGCTGTTGATGCACAGTATGTTGGCAGAACTCTTATATTCGAACAAACTACTACAAATTCTATAGTAAAAGATGGAAAGGTTTATAATAATGGAAAGCAAATTACCTGACGTAGACTTGTCTAACTTTATAGAAGTAGATAAATTACAATTATATTTTGGTGATGATATTATTATTAATGACAATATTACATTACATCAGCCAAAAGTTGGAGAAATAGTAGAGTTTGGAGAGAGACATTTTTATTCTGTATTATCGGCATTAACGTGTATCCCTTCAGATATGAAATCAGAATTATGGGATATGAATAAAACTGATTGGCAAACAGTTGATGATTTTGAGTTATTTATAATGCTAACAAGGAGTTTTACATCGAAAGATACTAAATTATTTTTAGGTGATATTGATTTATCTCAAATGATACCATGTGTTAATAAAGAAAACAATCAATTATGTTTGTATGATAAGGATTCTGATATTCTTATTGACAAGGCTCTTTATATACAGATAGTAACATATATAAGAGAAATGTTTAATATACATCCAAAGATTGAAAAGGCAAAAAACAAAAGAACATTTAATGTTCTTATTGAAGATGATAGATTTAGAAAATCTTTAAATAGAAAAGAAAAATATACATCTAATCTTATGCCTTTAATATCTAGCATGTTAAATCATCCAGGATTTAAATATAAAAAAGACGAATTAAGAAATGTAGGTATTGTTGAATTTATGGATTCAGTACAAAGAATATCTACAATAGTGTCTACTACTGCTTTACTTCAAGGTATGTATAGTGGAATGGTTGACACATCTAAAATACCTAAAGATCAATTTAATTGGTTAAGAGATTTAAGTAATGAAGGAAAAGAACACAAAGGTGTTATGAACATTAAGCAATAATCTTGAAACTAATTAATTTTATATTTTATATAAGATATAAACATAATAATTTATAGGAGGAAAAAATAATGATTAAGAATTTTATCGTAGACAGAGTTGTACGTGGTAATATGTATGACAATAAGACTGGTGAGCTTTTATGGAGCTTGAATCAGATTCAGAGTCCTTCATTAACAATGGAGGCTGAAACAGTAGATGCAGTAGATGCACTTGGTACACCTATCATGTCATTTGATAGATCAAAGAGCTGTACTCTTTCTGCAGAAAATGCTATTTTTGACTTAAGCTTACTTGCAGAGCAGGTTGGTACAGAAGCAAAGACAGAAGAAAGAGATGTTCCTGTATTTGAATCTCATAATGTTGAAGGTACAACAATTACATTAGGTCATACACCAAAGACAGAAACAACAGATGAAGGTGAAGTTAGTACAGTAAAATACATTTATGTATTAAACAGTGATGGTTCTTTAGGAACACAGTATACTGTAGGTGCAGCTGCTTCTACTTCTGCATTTGCAATTGAAGGAAATGTAATCACATTACCAACAAGCGTTAAAGAAGGTCGTATTTTTGTTTCATATGATTATGTAGGAACAGCTACATATGTAATGAACTCTGCTAATAACTTCCCTAAAGCTGGTAAGTTTGTTATGGAAGTTCTTGGACGTGACGTTTGTGACTCTACAACAGAGATTTATGCAATGTTGGTATTACCATCAGCTAAGTTATCTGCAGCTACAGATGTTGCTTTCGAAACAGAAATGACACAGGGATTTGAGTTGATTGCTCAGCAGAACTACTGTTCAGATACAAACGAACTCTTTACATTAATCATTCCAGAAGACTAAGAATAATTAAATTATACATTAGGCTTGTAGGCGAGAGCCTACGAGTCTAATGTAATTAATTTATTGGACAAGGAGGAATATGATGTATAGAAGAAATGAAAAAGAAAATGCTTCTTGCGTTATATGTGATAATAAATATTACTTATGTATTGCATGTGAAAGAAATAAATCGAATTGGAAACCATGGAAAATAATTACTGATACAGAAAATTGTTTTAAGATTTATGATGTATTAAATAAATATAATTTTAATAAAATTTCTAAAGAAGAAGCAAAAGAAAAATTAGGAACATTTGATTTAAGTGGTTTAAGCACTTTTAAAGAATCTGTTAAAAAGCAGATTGAAGAAATTTTAGAAATGACTAATAATGTTGAGACAGTTGAATCTATTGAAACAACTGTTGTTGATATTGTTGAAAAAACTCCAGTAGAAGAAGTTATTATTGAGACTAACGAAACTGCTGAAGAAATTATTGAAGAAAATAACATTGAAGTTGTAGAGAAGAAATTCAGAAAAAGAACTTCAAAGAAAAATGAAGAATAATATAGTGGATGGTATTTTTTATAAAGAAGAAAATAATATGTAAGGGGTGATACTATTCATGAAAGAATGTGTCACCCCATTTTTTACGTTTTACATAAATATTAATTATGAGTAAAAGGAGAAAATATATGAAGAAAGTTAAAAGTAAAGTGACTGGAAAAGAATATGATCCAGCCTATGGTGTAGTATATGTTAGCTTGTTAAATCAGTATGTAAAATATATGGCTAATGGTGCAGCTGATTATTTAGTAGATATTTATTATGATAAAAGTAAAGATGTAGATTATAGGGAACGTATGGTATATGTGTTTGAAAAGAATGATTTTACAGCAGATTTAAAACGCAGATGGGATAATCATACATTAAGAGCTGAATAAACTAAATATATTTAAATGATTAAAAGGAAATAAAAAATGATAGATAAAAGAACAGGGAAAGATTTAAAAGACTATCCAATTTTAGAAGAGCCAAGGTTGTATATCTACATAATGAGGAATATTGCTGGGAAAGTAAAAATAGGTAAAACCAAGAATGTTCAACAAAGATATCAATCTTTATGTGGAAGCAATAGTGCTGGTGATTGTATTATAGATGTTTTAGTTTCACCTTCTACATATTTATATACATTAGAAAATATTATGCATGATAAATTTAATAAATACAGAATTCCAAATACAGAATGGTTTTATGACAAGAATGATTCTTCAGGAGAAGATCTGTTCATGTCTGCGTGTGACAAATTAAAACTACTCTTCTCTTCTGCTGAGTACAAAAGATGTAATGAGATAAGAAAAAAGTATTATGAAAGTATACATAATAAAATGTATAAGGTAGGTGATTTTTAATGACAACTAAAGAATTAGAAGATTTATTATATAAAACATTATGGAGAAAAGGTTGGTATGGAGTATACGAATGTGCCATTCCAAAATGTCTTTGTAGAAAAGTACATCGTGAACGTGTAGATATGCTTACATATGAAACAACTGGAATTTGGAGGGCGTATGAGCTAAAAATCTCTAAAGCTGATCTTCACAGCAATGCTGCTCTCTCATGGATAGGTCATTACAATTATTTAGTTTGTACAGAAGATTTGATAGAAGAAGCAAAAAAGATGTTGCCTAAAGATATAGGTATATATGCAGCTTATGAAAGAGGAAGTAAAAAATGGATTGATTTAGTAAGGAATCCAAGAAAAAGAGACTTGTTGTGTAAGCACGAAGATATGCAATTTGCAATGCTTCAGGCTTTAAGTCGTGAGTATAAGAAATATAGAAAACTTAAAGAACAAGAAGAAAAGAAAGTAGCTAAAACTACTAAATCTTCTACAAAGAAAACAACTAAAAAGAAGTAAACTAATTAATAATATAAGGAGTAAAAGGATATGAGTTGTATTGAAGAAAATGGAATCATAAAATTAACACTTGATCAAGCAGTGTTGGATAAATATAACAGATATTATTTTTTAGAACATCCAAAAGCGAAGAAAGTTCCAATAGAACATCCGTATCACCCATCAATAAATACATGGATCATACTTCCACGTATTCAAATGAATGCATTAAAACAAAAATGGAAAGATTTTGTTAAATTTTGGATGAAGTTAGAGAGATTAGAAAACAGACAGTTAGACGATTTTGATATTGTTTTAACTGTCTATTTTAATACAAAAAGAAGACACGATACTGACAATCAAGTACCGAAGTTTATTTTAGATGGCTTTACAGAATCTGGTTTTATAGTAGATGACGATGAAAAGCATTTACACTCTCTCACTCTTAAAACAGGATATGATAAAGAAAATCCAAGAACAGAGATTGAGATTATAATACATAATAACTAATTAAAATTAAGGAAGGAAGCAAAAAATGTACGATTGGGAACTTCAAAATTATTTAAATGAGCGTAATAATGTTTTATCAAGTACAGATTATATTTATGTATGTAATACATGTCCGCAATTAGACCACATTAAATATAATGCATTTGAGAATTATTTTGAAGCTTGGAGTGATTGTAATTATTTTAAGTTTAAGGTTTATCCAGAAACTAATTAATTTATTAAGTTATTGAATGAAAGGAAAAAAGATATGAGTGAAAATAAAGAAAAGACAATGACTGTAAGAGAATTTGTAAATAAATATAATTCATTACAAAGTGATGCGACAAAAGAAGCATTAATAAATAGTGTTATTAAAAGACATTATGCTCCTATTCTTGAAAAGAAAGCTGTATTAGAAACAGCATTTGAAAGAAGTATACAAGAGAAAGATGGAATAAAATATGTAGATTCTGTTTTATCACAAATTGGATTATTTTGTTCTATATTAACTCTTTATACAACATTGGATTACAAGCATAATAAAGATGATGGAGATAATGGTTCTATATTTGAAGATTATGATTTATTAATGGAAAATGGAGTTTATCCAATTATTATGTATAAGATTGGGGAACAAGATATAAAAGAGCTACTAAAGGTTTATTCTTCTGTTGAAGGTACATTTGTAAATCAACAAACTTTTGAAGCTTATTTAGCAAAACAAGTAACAAGATTTGGAGAATTATTTGGAGCACTTGCAGGGTCAGGATTGGAATCATTGTCAAAAGTGTTAGAAGATGAAGAAAAGATGGAACAGGCAATTGGTAAATTACCAAAGCTTGATAATATAGAAAGTATATTAAAATTATTAAGTAATAAATAAACGCTACGACCTATATGTGTCACAGCGTATAGGTAGATTTTTTAAATAAAAATTAGAAAGAAAAATTAAAATATTTAGAAAGGTAGGTTGATTGTTTTATGTCTTTAAATTATAGAGAAATATTAGAAAATGAGAAACAACGAATATTAAAACAAATAAAATCTGATATTACCGATGCGGTTAAAAAAGCAGACTTATTAACTATTAAAGAATTAAAGGATGAAGCCAGCAAGATGTATGATAAGTTAATAACTGATTATTATAAATATGAAACAGAGAAGTATATAAGACATGGACAATCAAAACCTGGTACTGGTACTGGTGAAAACTTATATCGTGCAAATAATATACATATACAAGGCAGAGAATTAATTTTAGGTACTAATTATAAACTTATGGAATCAGGGTATGATCGTCATGGTAGAGATAAGGTTCTCGAAATGGTTAAATCTGGTCAAAGATTTGCAGGAAGAAGACATGCTCCTGTACCTTGGAGTGGAGATTTTGCAGGGAATTATATAACATTAAAGGATACATATATAAACGAAGCATTTGAAGAATTTGAAGATAGATTTGTAGAAATGTATGATAAAATATTTGACGAAAAAATGGGTCAATTAGCAGGAAAGTATGAGTTTTACTAAAAGGAGGTATGATATATTATGAGCGAAAAAAGACTTTCGGGCGATATAGATAAAAAGTTAGACCAATATTTAAGTGCTGCTATGGAGAAAGCAGAGAAAAAATTTGGCGAATTTGCAACAAATTTATTAAGTCAAGAACAACAAATAGAAAAAACTATGGAAACAGTTGCAAAGAAAAACACAACAGCGACAAAAAAACTTGGGCAGTCGATTGCTAAAGATGGTGAAGAACTTGAAAAGATGATTGATAAAGCTTTTTCTGGACTTAATGAAAAAATGTCGGGGAAACTAAGCGTGTTTGGCAATAAAGAATACAGTAAACAAGAAAAAGTACTAGATGAAAGAGCAGAACGTTTAAAGAAGACTATTAAAAACCACATTAAATCAATTCAAGAAGTTTATGATTCTGCAAAAAAATTTAATGTAAATGATACGTTTAATGATTTAGAATCTAGTAAATGGTTAAGAGGATTTTTACCTGACAGTAAGGAAATTACTCAGTCAACAAAAGAAATTGTAAATGCATTAAAAAATCAAGGTTTGGAAGTTGAAAAGGAATTAAAAGATCAAATAAAGCATAGGCAAAAGTTATTTCTTGGATATTCTCAAATGAAAGAAAATATTGATTTAAGTAAAATCACAAATAAAGATTCATTAGAGCAGTACCAAAAAATGTATAAGGCAGCAGCTTATTTAAGCCATATTGAAGATGAGTTAAGAGGTAAAATAAGAGAGAGAGCCAAAATTTATGATAAAGAAATTGAAATTCCTTTTAAAGGAACTTTTAAAATGAAAGAATTAGATACTATTGTTGAAAATATTAAAGGTAAAGTTAAAAATTTAACTTCTGAAACAGAATTACAAAATTTATTTGGAGATGATGTGTTTCAGTTACTTGAAGATAGACAGGCTTTAGCAGACAAAGCTATCAAATCGCAAGGTAAAGAAACTATTGAAATTGCCAAGAAGACAATAACTGTCATCAAAGAAGAGAAAGATGAAATGCTTGCATTACATAAAGCAATTGACACAACAAGCAAGTCTCTTGACAAGATGGGGAAAGTAAGCAGTAATTTTAGAAGAAAGTGGAATACTTTAAGTACGACAGATGGTAAATTAAATGGTGCTGCATCGAAAGCGGATTTCGCACTTAATATGGCAAATATTTTACAAAATGGCGACATATCTAGTTTAAAATATAAAGATGAAACTGATAAAGATTTCGAGACAAGACGTAAGATTGTTATGGAAAAATACAATCAGATTTTAGAGGAATATAGTGATGTAAAAAATGCAGTAGAAGCTATAATGAGTGGCAAAGCTATTTCAGTACCAAAGGAAATTTCCAACCCAGTAGTTGTAGATAGTGATGAGTTTGAAAAGATTAAAGAAAAAGCAGACAAAGCTAATGGTTCAGTTAATAATCTTAAAACAAACTTAAAAGAACTTGCTGACCAACAACGTAATGAGGGTAACGTTAATGATTTTGATGGAAAAGATTGGAAATATTCTAAAGATAGTATTGAAAGATATGCTGAAGGTATCAAAAATCTTAAAGAACAAATAAGTCAAACAACTGATGCAAAATTACTTGATGATTTAAATAGGGAGTTAGAAGATGCAAAGATAAGTTTTATAGCATTATATGACACTGTAAACGATTACTTTGATGGGAAACTAAATAAAAATAGAAGTATTAAAGCAGAGATTAGAAATCTATACTCTTCTCTTATTGGTGAAGAGGCACAGTTTGATACTCATTTTAGTGAAAGGGTTACACCTTCTGTTTCGACTCCACAGCCTAATCCTACTCAAATAGTTGATAAGACTGAAAGATTAAAAGAACTTGTAAATAAAACAACTATTAATTTTGAGGAATTAAAAGAAATTCTTTCTTCTTTGCCAGATGATAAAATAAAATCTATAGCAACAGCTCTCGAAATGGCAATGAAGGTTGACGTTGATGCATGGAAAATGTTTGTTGAAAAATCAGAAATGGGAAAATATTTTACATTTGAAGGGACTAGAAGCGGGGCAAAGTTTTTCTTGAATAATGACGGAGAATTTACAAGAAAACCAAATAAAAACAAAGTAAGTTTTACTGAAGATAGAAAATATCTCGGAAAAGATATTGAATATAATGATAGCAGAATAGCTAGTCTTATATTTGATTTAAGAAATAATCTTATGAAAGCTTCTACTAATTCTACTTCTCTTCCATCATCTGGTACTTCACAAGAGATAGAAAATCAAAACCAATTACAAAAAGAACTTGAAGATTCAATAAAGCTAGTCGAAGGATTAGAAAGATCTCTAAATCTTATTGTTAATGGAACAAATGAAAATAGTTCTTCTGATTTTTTAAAAGCTCAAATTGAATCATTAAAGTCGTTTGAAGAAAATTTAATTAATGTAGAAGAAAGGATTAAGTCTTTAAATTTAGATAATTCTCTTAAATCTGGTGTTTTAGGTAATATTTCAGAATTAAAGTCAAACTTTGCTACTAATATTGAAACGCTGAATGATTGGATGAATAAAGCGATTGCGCCTTCTACTCCTACAAATTTACATACGGAAGCACTGTCTGTTGAAGAATTAACAGAAGCATATTTAGAATTGTGCGAAGTACAAGAAAAAATTAATATTTTACGTGAAAGATACCCTAGAGAAGATGTTGAATGGTACGAAGGTAATGTTATAAAAAAAGATGATTTTACACAAAAAGGCAGTCTTGCTTCTGTTCTTAAAAATTATTTAAAAAATGATCAAGTGAAGGAAATTCTACGAGATGCAAACGATAATATTAAAGAATTAAATCAAATTATTGAAGAGTATGAACGTGCTTATCATGCAAATTTTTGGAGTGAATATTTTAACGATAAATCTTTTGAAGATAGGCTTAAATTTTTAGAAGATATTGCTATTGGTAAGAAACAGGGTAATCAAAATTATAAAGAATTGCAAAGTGTAGATTATTTTGGGTATATTGAAGCAGAATTATTAGATGGAACTATAAAACGATTGACTTCTGTAGATTTTGATATTGGAGATATTTTTCAAACTTACGAAAGCAATTTAAAAGGAAATATAAGTAGTTTGAAATATGTTTTAGAAAGTAATATAGAGGATCTTCGATATACAGTAGAATACAAACTTGCAGATTTTGGTAATAATATTGGATACGTACTTGATGACGTGCAGGATATTATTAACGACAAATTGTTGACATTATTTAAAACAGATATTGGTTTAAAAGTATTTGAGAATCTTGATTATAAAGGTGGATATGCTGTTCCTATTGATGATTTTGTTGAAGGAATGGACTATTATGGTCTTATAGAACAAGCAGAAGAAACATGGAGACAAACTGAAGAATTTAAAACATACTATGAAAAATATAAATCATTAATTAATGAAATATATGATTGGAATGATCAAAATGTTATTGCAGACAAAGACACATGGAAGCCAGTTTTAAAGAACACTGATAATTTAGAAGAATCTATTGCCGTAATGAAAAGTTATCAAGAACAATTACGTGAATTAATTAACAATAATACAATGCATCGTGTATTGTATTATGAAGAAAGTAGTAATATTACTAAAGATTTTACGTATCTTGACGAATTAATTGAAAGAACCAAGACTCTTCAAGAACAGATGAAAGTTGAACCTCCTTCTCTTTCACTCACAGAAGAATCTTCAGGACAGAAAGCAGTTAAACTTTTTGACGAATATGGTCAAAAGATAAAAGAAGTTAATGCGGAATTGTTAAAAGGTACAAAATTAATTGAAGAACAAAATCAAGGCATTATTAAACTATATCATAATTCTAATGAAATATTTGAATCATTTTCATTGTCTAATGCAGGAAAAAATCAAGGTCTTAGTCAAGGCATGGGAACTTATTTGGCAACTAATCCTAGAGATTATAATGATGCAGCATATGGCATATTCCAAACAGAATGGTACGCAAAAGTAACAAAGCCATTAATTAAAAATGTAATCAGTCGTATGGGCGGTGAACTATTTAAAGCTTTTTCTGAAGATGAAATAATTAAAATTTTCAAGGAATATTATGGCACAGAACACCCTGGAAATGAAGATTACTTAAGAGAAAAATTTTCAAGAAGTGTTAGTATAAATGATGGATTAGAAGTAGCAGCAAAACAAAAAGGGCAGACTATGAATGATGTCTTACAGTTTCTTGGATATGATTCTATTATTGATGGAACTCAAGTAATTATATTTGATCCAAAAAATGTTGTAAGAGCTAATGATATAATAAAATCTTTAGATGGCGTTGAATTGTCATTAGATGAAGCAACACAAAAATCTAATGAATTAAAAAATGTTACTTCCCAAATTATTGAAAAGTATGATGAATTAAACAATCATAAGCTCGATGAAAATTCTCAAAAGAAAGATTTTGAACAGCATATTTCAATGTTAAAAGAAATCATTCCATTAATGGAAGAATATTCTACTTTAACGAATGGAAGAAATAGATTATCTTATACTGATAGTAATAATAAACGTAATAATGTTCGTTTAGATGACTTGCAAAATTCCATAGGAAATTTTGAACAAGTTATGAATAATAGATTTCCAGAAATTGAACAAACTGCACACGAAACAGAACGACTCGCTCAAAAAGAACAAAAAGCTTCGGAAGAAGCACAAAACTTTGCAAAAACTATAGCTGAAAGTTTTGGTGTAAAAAGTAAATCTGTTATTGAAAGATTAGGATTTGAGATAGATGATGTTTTAGCTAAGTTAAGAGAAGCTAATTCTGCTGGTATGTCTGGAGATGAATTTGATATATTTATGAGTACACCTCCTAATTATCATAGCATTCTTGATATTTTAGCTGAAGATGCAAATGTTGCAAAAACTGCCATTGGTAGTGCATATGATGAATACGATAAGTTAAGAGAGTATGTAAGTAACTCTAAGATTCATAATAGTCCTATTTTTGCATCGGAGCTTGGAGATGATTATCATAAGATAAGAAATGTCATAGGTTCTACTGTTCTAGTAAATAAAGGTGGTACAGATATAGTTACATATCTAGAAGAATTAAACAGTGCGCTTGGACATACTATTGATATTACTGGTATAGCTCAAAATGATCTTAGGCAATTATATGAAGTATTAAATAATGGTAAACAAGAGAGATTATCATTTATATCTGATACATTGGCTGCAGATGGTTCATTAGAATACATACAATCTATTATTGAAGCTAATAATCAAGAAGCTGAATCAAATGAAAGAGTAATTGAAAGCGAGCAGAAAAAGAGAAAACTTAGGATTGCTAATAAGGATTGGTTAGAGAAGCATCCTAAAATCAAAAACCCAATTCAAGGGAAAGCCGACTCTTCATCTTCTGCTACTGTTACTATTGTAGAGAAAGAACAAGAACAAGCTAAAGCAGTTGAAGAGACTACACATGCTATTGAAACTCAAACGGAAGCTATTGAAAATAATACTAAAGCTAAAGAAAAGAATAATAAGAGTAAATCTAAAGGTTATGATTTCCTTGAAAACTCTACTTTTGCTTCAGAAGATGTTATAAATAAGCTTCAGGAAGTTATTAATAATTCAGAAAATATTCCAAAAGATAATGCAAAAATATCTGTAACTTCTAGTGCAGATGGTACTATTACTGGTGGATCAATAACTTATGTAGACGATGCATTAAAAAGAACAGTTACCGAAGTTTATTCGTTAAAGAAGTTAACTGATGAAATGGCAGTAGCAACTGATGATGTAATGGAAGCCGAGCAAGCTCTTGTTTTATTGTATACAAAAGCAACCGATGATGGAATTGCTAGAGCTAAACAGGAAGAAAAAGCCAGAGAAAAAGAGAAAAAAGATTTAGATGAAATTTATGCAAAGCAACTTAAATATCAAGGTGAAATTGATAGAGTAAAAAGAGAAGCTTTAGAACATGCAACTAGACCTATTAGAACAGAGGGTAGAATTGGTGAAGTTAATACTGCGCATAGCAACGTTACTAATAAAATAAACGAATATTTGGGTGATGGTGTTGTTTCTGTTTCTAAAGCAGCAATTGCAGAAATTGAAACAGCAATAAATGATTATAAAGCATTGGTAAATAGACTTCAATCTAAAGATAATGTTCCAACTATGGCTACTACTGACTTTGAAAATAAAAAAGCTCAATCTATTGCAGATATCGAAGGGTTAATTGCAGATTTAAAAAAGGCTGGAGATTATACTTCTGATTTACAAAAGAAGGCTGAAGACTTATGGATTAAGTTAAATGAAGTGGGTAGTGGTGATGAGTTATTACCACTTGCCAAATCAATAGGTACAATATCTAGAGAGTTTAATTCTTTGAAAAAGTATCATGATTTAGCAATTCAGAAACAAAAAGAGATTCAGAGTCAATATGATCAGAGTATACAAATTATTAAACAACTTGAAGTAGAAACTGATAAATTAAATAATATGATGGCTTCTGATCTTGGTAAAGGTAAAAAGTCTAATCAAATTGAAGATCAGTTAAATAAAACGGTTGAAGCTGCCAATAATGCTAAAAAGGCTATCGAAGATGTTGACCAAATGTTTGCACAAGGTAAAATTAACAAAGGACAACAACGTGAGGCTGGAAATGCATATAGAGAAGCAAGACAAGGTTCTACTGCATCTCAAGCTAGATACGAAGATGCAAAGGCTTCTGAAGAAAAGGCTCAAGCTGCAAAAAATGAAAAAGCGGCAGTTGATAACCTTAAGGAATCTTTAAAGAATTTAATATCTGCTTACACTCAGCTAACATCTGTAAGTGTTAAACCTGGCGAGAATTCTTTTGCAAACGCTCTTGAACAAGTTAATAGAGCTAGAACTAATTTTGCAAATATGTATGCATCAGCACAAAATGCAGGCGTTAATGACGACCAGTTATTAGATATTCAGCAAAATTCTATAGTAGAACTTACTGAAAGAGTTAGCCAAGCAGGTGCAAAAGCATTTGATTCTTATATCAATAAAATCGAAGAAACAAAAAGTAAGTTAAAGTCTTTAGGACAGCTATCTCCTGACGCACTTAAAGAATTTAATGAATTAATTCAAAGATTGTATAATGCTAATTTTAATAAAGATTTAAGCAGCTTTGATGGTATTCAAAAATATATTCAAGATATAGCTAAGTATAGTTCTATTGTTGATGAAGAAGTACAAAGAATATCTCAAGGATCTAAAATTGGTTCTTTTGAAGCCCAAATAGCAGAATTTGATCAAATGAATGTAAAATCTGTTAGATTCATTTCTTTACTTACACAAGTTAAACAAAGATTAAAAGAATTTAATGATTTTAAAGCGCAAACAAGTGATAAGCAGTTAATCTCAGATAGAGAATTCCAATTAATCAAGCAATTAAGTCCTATGATTAATGACCTTTATAAAGAGGCACAAGGTAAAGGAACACTTATTCCTGAAACAATAGGACAAGTAACTAATGTCCAGCAGCTTGAAGAAGCAATGCAAAATTACGCTAAAACCCTTGGTTATACAAGGCGAGTTGGTAAAACGGTGGCACAAGAAAATGGTCAACTTACTATAAGCTTTAAAAATGGTGAAGGTCAAATATTAAAAATGACTGGTAGTGTTGATGCCCTTAATAAAGGACTACGACAAACTTCTGTAGTTTCAAATCAAGCAGTTGGATTTATTACTAATCTTAAAGCTTCATTTAAACAAATGATTGGATATTTTACTAGATATTATACTGGTTATATGTTAATAACTAGAGTTATTAGTTATTTTAAAGAAGGTATTTCAATTGTAAAAGAATTTGATGCTGCCATGACAGAACTCCAAAAGGTATCTAATGATAGTGCTGAAGCATTAAAGAAATTTGAAAAACAATCATTTGAGATTGCAGAAACTATTGGTAGTACTGGCAAAGAAATCGTTAATTCTGCAGCTGATTGGGAAAAACTTGGTTATGCTATTGAAGATGCAAGCGAATTAGCAAGAAATGCTGCGTTATATTCTAACGTTGGCGATATGGATATTGATACTGCTACAGAGCATATGGTATCAACATTAAAAGCTTTTGAAGAATTTGATGCACAGAGTTCTCAGCTCATTGTAGACAAGTTTAACGAGATAGGAAATAACTATGCGATCACTTCTGAGGGAATAGGTGCAGCTCTTGAAAGATCAGCATCTACATTAGTAGCCGCAAACAATGATTTAGATCAAGCGATTGCATTAATTACAGCAGGTAATATTATTACACAAGACCCAGAAAGCGTAGGTAATGCTATAAAAGTTGTTTCTATGCGTTTAAGAGGCGCAAAAGCCGAGCTTGAAAAAACAGGTGAAGAAACAGAAGGTTTAATAACATCAACATCAAAATTACAAGAAAAGATTATGGCTTTAACAGGTGTTGATATCATGATTGATGATTCAACATTTAAAAGTACATATGAAATTTTATTAGAAATTTCTAAAGTATGGGATGAACTTAGTGACGTAAATAGAGCCAGTGTACTTGAAGTAATAGCAGGTAAAACACGTGGATCTGTAGTTGCAGGTCTTCTTCAACAAGGAGATACATTAGAAAGTGTATATCAAGATTCTCAAAAAGCAGAGGGTTCAGCATTAGAAGAAAATGAGAGATATCTTGAATCTATTCAAGGTCATTTAGATAAACTTAGTAATCAATGGCAGAAAATATGGACATCCGAAGTAACCAGAGAAACAATGAACTGGTTTGTTGACAAACTTACAGGGCTTCTTAAAATTGTTGAAAAGCTTGGATTAGGATTGTCAACCGTAATTGGCGCAGGTACAATAATAGGTGGAAAAGCGTTAATAAAAACAATTTCAAGTAGCGGTGGTAGGGTTAAACAAAATAAATATATAAAAGTCAACCCTCGAATCAAATATGCCACCGAGCAAGTTAGCTGAAAGGTGAACGAGTTATAATTTAGTGCGTATAAGAATATCAATACTTAGTCAGATTTGGTATAGTTGACGTTGTATATGTAAAGATACATATAGTGCATAAAAATATACAGATCATATGGAATATACGGAGTACCGAAGAAGTATGCTAAGGAGTGTGCGTAAAAGTACATACAGAAGTATATAATAAATAATATATGAAAGAATAAGTATATAATGTAAACGACAACAAATGCTTGACTAGAAAAATATAAGGAAACGTAAGAAACGTAGAGAAAAAGCAAGAAACAATAATAAAGCAAAAATAGTTTGTGAAGATAATTGTTTATGTATCAAATGTGATTAAGTGTAGGCATCGAAAAATGTTAATACACAATTACAAGAAGTATAAAATATATTATATAAACATATGAAATATGGAAATAAAATGTGTATTGACTAAAATCGGTGTTGCTATCCTTATGCGCATTAGAGAATAACAAGGCTTGCTGTAGCTAAACAGCAGAGAATGGAGTAAGTGGTAATGCACTACTCTCCTATTATTAATTATAGGACGTGGAGCGTCTAAAAGGAATAAATTACTAAGCTTATGCAGGGATGTATAAGTGGCAAATGCGAAAGTATGAGGTAAAGTAAAAAGTTTTATTTTAAGAGACGTAATGCGCAAGAGACAGCTCTAGAACAGAGCTACCTTCACAGAGTGTAAGGGCTGTGTGGATAGATAATGTTACTCTTCTATTCATAAAAGTGCACTCGAAACTGACATCAGGCATAGATGTAATTAATAGTGTTGAGATACATAACACTTTATGCTATTAGGGCACACAAGCCAGTGTGTAAATGTATCATGGCTAAAAGTGATTAAAAATAAAAATACATAAATAAATATAAAATAAATAAATATAAAATAAATATATAAAATAAATATATAAATAAATATATATTTATAACCTAGAAGAGAATAAGATAAAATAATTAACTTAAAAAGTTTAGATATAATAGATAATAAATATTTAAATATAGATATAAGTTAATCCTGTATCTTAGAAAAACAATACTACTCTTCTACTGGTTTTAAATATATAAAGTTCGTTATAACAATGTAAGTTATATAAATTATAAAGTGTTGTTTTTCTAAGGTATAGGATTAAAATGTTATATATTATATTTGAAAATTATCAAATTTATTAAAATTTATTATATATAGAAAAAATAAAAGATTAAAAATTAATTATTTTATCAAACGAAAGTTTGATATCAAATATAATAAAAAATGGTTTTACATCTACATCATCTCAAACAGAAGCAGACACTGCGGCTACTGTAATGAACACAAAGGTGACGTATGAAAATGATATTGCTAGAAAACAAAAAGCCGCTACTATGGCTCGTGAAGCAGAGATGAATAGGTTAAATACTCAAAGTACAATACAGTTATCTCAAGCACAAAAAGAAGAAGCGGCTGCAAGTGCGGCTGCAAAAGCTGCAAATGAAGTTCAAACTAATTCAGAAGCAGAACAATTAATGGTCAAAGCTGGGCTTATAACCGCAGAAGAAATGGAGACGGGTGCAACTGTCCAAGCATCTTTAGCTGATATACAGCTTGCTATAAATTCTAAAGCAGTGACTTTGGAAGAAGCTAAACAAATAGCTATTACCCTAGGACTTGATGCTGCTCAATTAAAAGCTGCAGGATCAGCAACATTATTAAGCAAAGCATTAAATTTTATAAAAGCTCATCCAATTATTGTAGGCATTACTGCCATAATTGCTGTTGTTACTATTGCTCGAAAAGCTTATGATACATGGGGTAATAGTGCTGAAAAAACAACTAAGGCAGTTAAAGATTTAATGTCTGAATATGAACATGCTATCAATACAGCAAATGCCAATGCGAATAGAGTCGAAGAATTAGCGGAAGATTATGAAAAACTTTCTGAAGGTGTAAATGCATTAGGAGAAAATGTATCTTTAACTAATGAAGAATATGATAAATATAATTCAATAGTGAATGAAATTGCAGAAATGTTCCCTACAATGGTTAAAGGATATACAGATGAGGGTAATGCGATTCTAAAACTTAAAGGAAATGTTGATACTCTAAGAAATGCTTATACAGAAGCTCAAGAAGAGGCTTATAATTTACTTATCGCAACAGGTCAAGATGGTAATGGAAATGATATCTTGAAAGATGCTAACAATGTCATTAATGAAAAATACGTGGATGATTATACACAGGGAAATAAATCAGTTCTAATGCATATTGACGAAATGCAAGATATATTATTAGACGATAATTATAAAGAAATTTTAATGAAAAAAACGGGATTAAATACTTCATTTGATCCTAGTGATGATGATGCAGAGTTTAGAAAATGGTTTACTTACTTAACTGGAATTTCTACAGACGGAAGAGCTTATATTGAAAATATTTCCAAAGAACAAGTTGAAGAAATTTTAAAGCAATTAAAAATACAAAAACAAACTTTAAATGCAGAGGTTGACTCAGTTGTTGATAATGTAGAAACTTTAGCCAACGCATATCTTATGAATAATGAAGATTATTCAAAATTAGATGATGAGCAAGTTAAAAATGTGGCATCAATACTAGTAAATAATCTTAATACAGACATTGTTTCCGAGTTTGGAACAAATAGAGAAAATGTTGGAAAATATGTTAATAATATAATTGAAGATTTGAATAATGATAAAGTAAAAACCGCCATTAATAAATTATTTGAACCAAATCTAGATGATATGCCTGTAAACGAAGCATCTAATATTATAACTCAATATATTGAAGAAATAGTAAAGGCAACAGGTAGGACAGAAGTTGAACTCTTAGAATTATTTGGATTGGAAGATTATGTTAAATTCTCAAATAATTATAATGAAGTTTTAAGAAATGCGGCAAATCAAGCGCAAGGATATAATTATAATGATGCATATGCAAAAATGGAAGAATTTGCATTTAAATATTCTATTAATACTCAAGACGAGCTTGTACTTTTTAATGACTTTTTAGAACAAACACATTACGACATTGAAAAAGCTTTTAAATTATATCAAGATCATTTGGTGGCAAATTATGAAACAGAGTATGAAAGAATTGAAAATATTTGGAATAATGATTTTAAAGAAGAAACAAGAGAAGAATTATTAGATCTTGCGAAATCTGGAGAACTTACAGAAAAAACTTTAAAATCAACTGAAGATTATAAAAAACTACTTAGCCAGACTGGATTAACAGCAGAGCAAGTCAAGGATAAAATTCTTGATTTATTAAGTGCCACAGAAAAGTTAGCAATGGCAGATACTAGTACAGAATCTTTAACTAGTGCTTATGAAGAGTTTTTAGGAAAAGGTTTTGTTACTGCTTCTACTCTTACATCAATGCCAGAAACATTTAAAGAATTAGATGGTTTTAACTTGTTTGAGTCAATTGTAGGCGATCCGACTAGTGGTACTGATGGTACTGACGCAATTCAAAAAGCTTTTAATGATATATTAACTGAATGGTATATTGCAAATGAAGTAATGAAAGGCATTACAGAAGATACAAAAGAAACATATATAGCCAATATGGAAGATATGTATATTGCGAATGCTGAAGAAGTTGCTAATAGTGTTTTAGAAAATAATGATTTGCTTAAATCTGCAGAAGACGAATATTTAAGGATTTTAAATTTTGACGGAAAAACATATGAAGAGTATGTTACAGAAAAAGGTAAAATTGATGAAGAATATTATAAATATATAGGAACTTCAAATGCATTATTATATTCAAAATTAGGTGAAGCGTATCAAGACGATCTAGAAAATTATTATATAGCATTAAATAATAAAAATAAATTAGAAAAAGCTTATGATAAAGTTCAAGAAAACAGAATTAAAAATAATTCTTTAAAGACGATGGCTTTAGGTGTTGCTTTTACTCAATCAAATAGCGCAAAAAATGAAAATGATATAATGGATCTTATTGAATCTGAATATCAAAAAGCTCTAGAAGAATGGGAGCAAGCAAAAAAGATACTTGATGATGATTTAAATCTTATTACAACCAATTTTGACTTTAATTTTGATAAATTAAATGCAGATTCTTCATCTTTACAGATATTTGACTGGATTGAAACAAAGATCAAGCGTATTCAAGATGCTATTTCAAGTCTCGGTAGAACAATCAGTGCCACATATAAGTCATGGTCAACAAGAAATAATGCGATTGCTCAAGAAACTAACAAATTATTGGAAGAGCAAAATTATCAAAATCAGGCAGCTCAGAAGTATTTAAACAAAGCAAACGCTGTAGGTTTAGACCCTACTACTGCTAGTTTAGTTCGTGATGGTGCTATTCAAATTGACGAAATTACAGATGAAACCAAAAAAAAGCAGATTTCTCAATATCAAGAATGGTATGAAAAACATCTTGAAGCAAAAGAACGTGCAGAAGAAATCAATAGTGAAATTGTAGATAACTACATTGAATCATTTGATTTAGTTGCTTCTGAATATGATGCAAAAATTGGAGCGATTGAAAATCGTACAAGTATGCTTGATGCTTTAATCAGTAATCAAGAAGCAAAAGGACATATTGTAAGTCAATTGTTTTATAAAGAACTTCAAGATGAAGAATATGAGAAGAAGCTTAAGCTTGAAGCAGAACTTTTAGATCTTCAGGAAAAACTTTCTGATGCAATGAATGCTAAAGGCAAAGATCGAGTTTTAGAATATTCAGAAACATGGTATGAAATGACTGGTGCTATAGATGATGTTCGTGAATCAATTATTGCAGCAAATACTCAACTTATCGAATATGATAAGAATATACGTCAGCTTGATTGGGATGCATTTGATATGCAACAAGACCATATATCTAAGCTTACAGAAGAGACAGAGTTTTTAATGGGCTTAATGGAAGATGAAAAACTGTTTGATGAAGATACAGGTATAACTGAGCATGGAAAAGCTACAATGGGCTTACATGCAGTAAATTATAATACTTATTTGGCACAAGCTGAAGATTACGCTAAAGAGTTGAAGGAAATTAATAAAGATTTAGCGAAAGATCCATATAATACAGAATTAATTGAAAGACGTGAAGAATTATTAGGATTACAACGTGATATGATTTCTGCAGCGCAAGATGAAATACAAGCTATTAAAGATTTACAATCTGAAGCTTATGATAATTTACTTGAGAGATTGCAAGAAGTAATTGATAAGAGAAAAGAGGCTTTAAATGCCGAGAAAGATTAAAAAACTTATGTTAATCAGTATAAGTTTTTAGTCCGTTATATTTCGAAAGAATATAATGTATTGTTTTGAATTGCTGGGAAACCTTAAAGCTTTACACCACAATAATGGAGAAATCACATTATGAAGGTTTGAAAACGTAAAGATATATAGGTAATCAGCAGCGAAGCTTCTAAGTAAACTAATTAATTTTACAATTTACTATTGACAAATATTGTCATTTATTGTAAAATAAGTTTATATGAAGAACGTTCAACGACCATTGCCTGAAATGGCATTAGGGAGAAGTCTCCCGAAGTGGAACACACCTAAGTAACTAATGAAAGTTATATGGTGAATGATATGGTCTGCACTTTAGTGAAAGCTAAAGAAAATTTACTTAAAGAAACTTTAAGTAAAATCTATAGGGTTTAACGAACCTTTGTAAATAAAAATTGTTTAAACTAATTAAAAATATATATTAATAAAACATACAAATTAGGAGGTGAATTATGAAAAAGAAAACACATGAAGAATATGTGGTTGAGTTGGCTGTTAAAAATCCTAATGTTGAAGTAGTTGAAGAATATATAGATTCAAGAACAAAAATATTGCATAGATGCTTAATTCATAATATTTATTGGAGTGCAATACCTTGTAATGTACTTAAAGGGTGTGGTTGTTCTAAGTGTGGAAAAGATAAAATAAGTAATGAACTTGTTAAAACACACAGTGAATATGTTAATGAATTAAGAATTATTAATCCTAATATTATTGCTTTAGAACGATATATAAATATGAAAACATCAATATTACATAAATGTCTTATTCATGATGTTGAATGGAATACTACACCTGATGTTGTTATGCAGGGATGTGGTTGCAAAAAATGTAAAAGTGAAAAGTTAAGGAATCAACATCTTAAAAATAATGAACAATATTTAAAAGATTTAAAAAAGGTAAATCTAAATATTGCTGTTTTAGATAATTATATTGATTCAAAAACTCCAATTTTACATAAATGTTTAGTAGATGAACATGAATGGTATAGTACTCCAACAAATATATTATCTGGATACGGATGTCCAAAATGTAATGAAAGTAAAGGAGAGAAACAAATTCGTTTGTGGCTTAACAGTCATAATGTCAAATATGAATCACAAAAAATATTTGATGATTGTCGTGATATTAAACCTCTTCCATTTGATTTTTATTTATTAGAATATAATTTATGTATTGAATATGATGGAATACAACATTTTGAACCAATAAAACGTTTTGGAGGACAAGAATATTTTGAATATACAGTTCAGCATGACAACATAAAAAATGAATATTGTAAAAATAATGGTATATCACTTCTTCGTATACCTTATTTTAAAAATGTAGAAGAAGAATTAAACAATTTTTTATTTATTTAATATAGTAACATTATGGTTATACGATTATGAGCGTACAATCTCAGAAAAGACTAAAAATATTGCATCTATCCAAAAGCAATTAGCAGCATATGAAGGAGATAATTCAGAGGAAACTAAGGCTAAGATACAGCAATTACGCTTAGAACTTGAAAATGCTGAGGCAGACTTGGAAGAGACAGAATATGAACGCTATTTACAAGATCAAAATGAGATGCTTGATAAATTGTATGAAGATGCAGAAAACTGGTTAAACCAAAGATTAGATAATCTTGACGGATTATTGCTTGATATTATTAAAGCTACTAATGAAAATAGTGCAGATATAGCAAAAACATTGGGTACAATAGCCGAGAAGTTTGGTTATGATATTTCTGATGATTTAGAAGATATATTTAAAAATAAAGGAGATGCAGTAAGTTATTATGACGATGGATTTACTGACAATCAAGCAAATACTTTAGGTGTTATTGAAGAGATTAGAGATTTTGTCAAAGCTATGGTTGCTAATAGTAATTCTGAAGCAGGAGTAAATCTTAGAGCTAATAATTTTGCTACAGGTAGTTCATATATCTCAAGAAGACAGTTAGCATGGACACAAGAAGACGGTCAAGAGTTAATTTATCGTTCAAGTGACGGAGCGATATTAACACCATTAGGAAAAGGTGATATGGTATTTACATCAGATATGTCAAGGATATTATGGGAGATTGCTCAAAATCCAAGTTTACTTGATGGAATTACTACAACTGCCACAGCTATTCCAAGAGGTATTATTAATAATGGTTCTAATAATATTCAGAATGATGTTACAATAAGTGTATCATTACCTGGTGTAACTAATTATGAAGAATTTAGAGACAAGATTATTGTAGACAAGAAGATTGAAAAATCTTTTAAAACTATGCTTGATCCATTAAACAATAATAGCTTAAATAAATTTAGATATTAAATTTATATACTAAATTTAGATTACAAATAAAGAAGAGTTAGGGCTTATGCTCTACTCTTCTTTCATATATGTAGATATGAGGTAAGGCAAAATGAATAAAGATAAAAAGATACAAATACAAGAAAAAATAATTAAAGACTTACGAGAAGAAAATAGCAAGTTAGAAAACGAGTTAAAATCATGTAGACGTGAAAATGATAGATGTAAGGAATTAATTGATGTATTAGAAAATAAAAAAACTGAATATGAGAAACTTATTGAAGATTTAAAAAGTATTCAGGTAGATTATAGAGAAAAGATAAAAGAACTTAGTGATATTAAGAAGCAGTATTCTAAGGAAATGAAATCTGTAATCAAAGATATTAAGAGTTCTGCAAAAGATGTAATTAAGGCATAGAACTTTTAATATGGTTAGAAATGAAAGATGAATAAAGAAAGAGGTGAGAAAGGTGTATTGTAAAGATTTTGAATATGATGGTCAGAGATTGTCTGATTTTGGAGGAGTTGTATGTCATATTACAGAAGACGGAGGCGTTTCGGCAATAAATATCGGGAGTCAGATAACATTTAATACGTTACCGATGACAGGATTAAATAAATTTAAATTAATGTCAACACAATATAGTGAAGCATATACTACCACTTTCGAAGTTTGTAAATTAAATTGTAGAGATTTAGAGGATAATTTCTTTACTCAGGAAGAAATATCTTATTTTATGAGATGGTTAAATAAAAAAAGATTTAAAAAATTTAAAATGATTTATGAAGATGGAGAATTAGCTAAAGTATATTATAAAGCATCGTTTAATGTTAATCCTATTACATATTATGGAGATATCATTGGATTACAGTTAACATTACAGACAGATGCTCCATTTGCATATTATGATGAAATTGAGCATGTAATGGAATTTACTGAAGAGAATTTAGATCATTCATTCTTTGATACATCAGATGAAATTGGATATATATACCCTTCTTCTATGATTATAGAAATATTAGGCGATGGAGATTTTGAAATGGTTAATTCTCAAGAAGAAAATCGAATCACATCTATAAAGAATTGTGTAAATGGAGAAATTATTACCTTAATTGAAAATAAGACTATTTCTTCATCTGAAGTTCATAATGGATTATATAATGATTTTAATTATATATTTCCTAGAATAAGTAATGAGAATGAAGATATATATAAAATCGGTTGTGCTATTGATAATATGGAAAATATTTTTACAGTTAATATGCCATGTAAAATTACTTTTGTCTACTCTCCTATTTGTAAAATGGGTATTGTTGTATAGGAGGTTAAGTTATGGGATTTAATGCAAATGTATTAAAATTTGATAAGAATAATAATGTGGAAGATTTTACATTCATATTATCTACAAAGAGCTATAAGCATATAGGAAAACTTAACAATATTAAAAGAGATACTATTCATTTTAAGAATAATTTAAATAGTGCAAAAGAAATATCTTTTGAAATATATAAGGAAATTGACGGACAAGTTGAGAGACATTGGGACAAAATTGTAGATTTAAAATCTGTATATGTTAAGGAAGTAGGGGAATATTTTCAAATAAAAGTCACTTATGATGATAAACTTGATGAAGTCAAAACGATCACTGGTACTTCTTTATGTGAAGCTGAATTAAGTCAGACTAATATTCATGAGACAGAAATAAATACAGACGCTGATATTGCAAGAGATGATTATGTAATAACAACTTTTTATAATGAAGATAATCCTAAAGCTAGTTTGCTACATAGAGTATTAAGCAAAGTACCACATTATACTATTAGGTATGTAGATGATAGTTTAAAGAAATTGCAACGAAGCTTTAGTATTAATGGCACTTCTGTTTATGATTTTTTAACTGGAGAATGTGCAGAGCAGTTCAATTGCTTATTTGTATTTTATAGCATGGATCGAAGTATTGCAGTTTATGATTTATATACTGTATGTAATGAATGTGGTTATAGAGGTTATTATAATGATATATGTCCTGAATGTGGAAGTAATTTTCTAAATTATTTTGGAGAAGATACTTCTATTTTTGTGAATAAAGAAAATTTGACAGAAAATGTACAATTAGATATTGATGTAGATTCTATCAAGAATTGTTTTAGATTATCTGCTGGTGATGATATGATGACCGCAACTATTGTTGATTTAAATCAAAATGGTACACCTTACATGTATTATATATCAGAAGAACAGAAAGCAGATATGTCTGCTGAATTAGTTAAAAAGATTAATGATTATGATGAGGAATATGCGAGTTATTCTGAAGAATATCAACAGTTACTTCAAGATATTTGGGATGTAACAGATGATATTTTATATTATGAATCTGGAATGATGCCAGGAGATAGTTCTGATAGTGAAGATAGTGAAAATGCAGGAAACGATCAAAACAATACAGAATCTATGGCTGAACAAGAAGCTGCAAAATTAACTATTGAAAACTTATCTCCTCTTGGATTAACAAGTGTTACAGAATCTACTTCTGTATCTACTGTAAATAGCGCACTTGAAAGTTATGCAAGAGTTTTTGTAAAGACTGGTTATGTAAAAGTCAAAGTATCAGAAAGTAAATTTACATATAGTGGTAAAAATTCTGAAGGTTTTGGATATGGTAAATGGGTTGGAAAATTTAAGGTTACTAATTATAGTGACGAAGAAGATGTAGCTTACTCTTCTGCTCTTATCATTGATGTGCATGAAAATAATGAAGAGTTTATTAAGCAAAAAGTAATGAAGGATATTGCTATTAATGAAGATGAATATTCAGTATTTGATGTTTTGGAAATTGATAATTTAGATTTATTTCAAGATGCATTAACGAAATATTGTATGAGTAGATTAGATTCATTTAAAGATGCTATAAATACTGCTTTAGAATGTCTTATGGCAGAAGGTCAAGGTACTGAAGACGCAGAATTATATGAATCAATTTATGTGCCTTATTATGAGAAACTTAAATTATGTGAGGCAGAAATTGATGTAAGAAAGGCACAAATTGATGAATTAAAGGTAAAGGAATCAACTTTAAATGCTAGAAAATCAGAAATACATAAAGCATTAAACTTTGAGAATTATCTTGGAGAAGAATTATATAATGAGTTCTGTGCATATAGACGTGAAAGTGAATATAGTAACACAAATTATGTTTCTGATGGTATGAACAATACTCAAATCATTGAACATGCAAGAGACTTCTTAGAAACAGCAAAAAAAGAATTGATTAAATCTGCGACCAGACAGAAAAGTATTTCTACAAATTTATATAATCTTCTTGCGATGGAAGAATTTAAGCCTCTTGTAGAAAAATTCGCATTAGGTAATTTTATTCGTGTTCAAGCAGGGAATGATATATATAGATTAAGATTAGTTAGTTATGAGATTAATTTTTCAGATCTTAACACTATAGCTGTAGAATTTAGTGATATGACTCAAACAGCTGATGGAATGAATGATGTTACAAATATTCTTAAATCAGCACAGTCTATGTCAAGTTCATATTCATATGTTTCAAAACAAGCTGAAAAAGGTGAAATAGCCAATACTGCTTTTGAGGATATGTATAAGGAAGGTATAAATAGTGCTCTTTATCAAATAAAAAATAATGTTAATGAAGAGGTTATTATTGATAAAGGTGGTATTCTTGGACGAGCATGGGATGATATTTTAAATGATTATAGTCCTGAACAAGTAAGAATTACGCATAATATTTTAGCTTTTACTAATGATGGGTGGAGAAGTGTTGAGACGGCATTAGGTAAACATGGATATTATAAATTTGTAAATGGCAAATTAGTAAGAAGTCTTGCGTATGGACTTACTGCAAATTTTATAACAGCTGGATATATTAATGGTTCACAGATAATAGGTGGAGAAATATATTCTCATAATTACACCTCTACTTCTGGAACTTATATGGATTTAAATAATGGAGATTTTTCATTAGCAGGTGGAAATATTAAATATGATTCAGAGACTAATGATCTAACCTTAAAAGGTGTAACAATTGAATGGACTACTACTAATTCTCCTGAAATAACAGATATTAGTGGATTAAAAGAGTATTTAATGCAATTAGATGGAAGAATTCAAACTTATAGCCAAGATACTGATCCAAGTGTAAATTGGACTGATGAAGAAAAGAGTGTGCATATAGGAGACCTTTGGTTTGACACAGAGAATAATTTAACAAAAAGATGGAATGGTTCTTCTTGGGATACAATTACAGATAGTGAATTAAAAGAGTTAGCTCAGAGTAAAGCACAGATATTTACTGCTACTCCTACTGTTCCTTATTATGTAGGAGATTTGTGGGTTCAAGGTTCTGATGGGGATATTTTAAATTGTATTGTTACAAGAACAAGTGGATCATATACTGCAAGTGATTGGGAAAAATCAAGTAAATATACAGATGATAGTGCTCTACAAAATTTTATCAGTGGAGAATATTCTGATGACTTAAAAAATATTAGTACACAGATTGATGGTAAAGCTCGTGCATGGTATCAGGATACTGACCCAAGTTTAACTTGGGATAAAAACGAAGACCACGAGGGTGATTTATGGTATGATACTGATGCTGATTCTCAAGTTACTTTTATTTATAATAATGGCGCATGGAGAGCTACGTCTGTACCTAAAGAAATATTTGATACAATTGATGGAATTGCTTCTATTTATGTAACATTACCTTCCAATCCACAGATAGGAGATTTATTAATCCCTACAAGTGATATAGGCACAACTTATAAAGCTGGAAAAGTTTATAAATATAATGGAACTACATGGGTAGAAATAGCTTATACAGATGATACTCTTGCACAAGAAGCGTTAGATGCTGCAAGACAAGGTATTGAGGATGCAGCTAATGGTATTAGTTTAGCAAATAAGGCTCAAATTTCTGCTGACAATGCGCAGACATCTGCGAATAACGCACAGACTCGTGCAGAAAATGCAGAAACAAATGCTAAAGAATATGCCGATGCTCAAGATAAAACTTTGTCTGAAACTCTTACTGAAAATTATAAAAAATATGCTGATACACAAGATAAATCATTATCAGAAGCTCTCACTGAAGCCTATACTAAATATACAGATAGTGAAATTAGTGAATTTGATAAGCAGGTAGCTAATTACTTTGGTTTAGGTGGAGGAACAATAATTGGAGAGAATTATGTTATATCTCCTATTATTGAAGGTGGTTATCTTAATATAACTAATACAGACAATAATAGTCGTGTAATAATTGACCCTAATAATCTAACAGGAAATGGTTATGTATTCCAAGTACATAATGGTTCTGAGGTTAGTGTAGGTATTAAGTCAGATGGCACTACTAACATCAATGGTCATATTTATGCAAAATCATTGACTCTTGGTGATGGTGTTGCAATATCTTCAAGTAATATATCAGGATTAGCTCCCGTAGCTAAAAGTGGTAGTTATTTTGATTTAAGTGGTACTCCTACTATTCCAACTTCTGTGTCAGACTTAGGCTTAGATGCTTCCACTATTCTTTATAAGGGTGATATTACACAGACCTCAAAAACAGATTCTAATGGTAATCAATATGTTGAAACTTCAGTGCCTTTATCAGACGGAACAAACATTACTTATTCTACTTATAATGCAGAAGATTATATTGTTTTTGGTAGGAGTAAAGGTACAAATAGTGAAGGTAATAATTATGTTTGTGTTAGTACAGATGGATTGCTTACAGCAAGAAATGCACTAATATATGGTACAGTATATGCTACTGATGGTGAGTTTAGTGGAAAGGTCACTGCAAAAGAAGGTAGTATTACTGGCAATCTAAATCTTGGTGGTTCGTTAACAAATACTGCAAATGGATATACAGTAACTTTAAGAGGTGTTCAATCTAATGCTGCTCACGGAATATTTTATATCTATGATACTTCTAAGGCTAATACTGATAATACAGCTTATCCATTCAGAGTAAATGGTGATGGTAGTTTTTCTGCAACTAAAGCCACATTATCAGGTGGAACAATAGGTGATTGGACTATAGCTTCTACATATATTGGTGCTTCAAAAGATGGAGTTGGAAGTATATATTTAGCAAGTCCTAGTGATAATTCAGATTATTGGATTAGAACACATAACGCTGCTGGCGGTGGAGGAACGAGAACATTTTCAGTATCTAAGACTGGCAAGTTATATGCAACAGGTGTAGATATTAGTGGTACTATAACAGCAGAATATGGTTCGATTGGTGGTATATCCATCGGCACACAAGGTCTTTCTTATTCTGGTGCATCTGCTGGCGATGGATTTGCTCTTTGGAGAAATGGTATACATTCACATAATAATAGTTATATCATTTTTCATGCAGGTGGTAATAACTCTAATATTGGTGGTGCTCCATTTAGAGTTTATCAAAATGGAAATCTTGTTGCGAACAATATCACTTCTTCTTCTGCTACTATAACAGGTGGTAGTTTTAAAGTTGCAGGTAGTAGTTCATCTGATACAAGAGTTCAAGTAAGTTATAATAATCAATATTTTGCTAGTTTAGCATCATATGGTTTGTATTTTACTAGTAATAATGGACAAGGTTGTGATGCTTCTCTAAGTAGAAATGGCTTAGTTGTAAAAGACACAACTATAGATGCAAATGGTAATATAATTGCAGGGAAAGTTGCTATATATCCTAATGGAGTAAGTACAACAGGTGGAACTTGTTATATTATAGTTGGTTATGGTAATTCAACATTCGCAGGATGTACTATAAGTGGTTGGAAGACAGGATTAAGTCTTACATAATAATTACACGATGTAAAAGGAGTTAAAGGAAAAAATGGAAAACACAACAAATAAAATAAACAAACCTATATCAATGGTTTTAGAAGAATCAAAGCAGATAATAGTTAATGCTATAAACAGTGTTAACTTATCTCCTATTTTCTTAGAACCAATTTTAAAGGAATTATATAATGAAGTATATCAACAGAAAACTATTCAGTATGAACGTGAAAAGGCTGAATATGAAAAAATGTTGATGGAACAACAGAATAAACAGAATGAAGAGCTTGCTGAAAAGTAGGCTCTTTGTTATTTAAAGAAAGGAGACGTTATGGGATTAGAAACAATCACAAAACATATCATCCTTGATATATCAGTAAATAAATATGTTTCTGTTTTAGTAAAGCAATATGATATTAATGTTCGTGAAATTATCGCAAAGATAACAGATAATGGTAAGCCTTATCCTATTGATAGTACAATCGAGCCTCGAATTAAATGCTTAAAAGAAGATAAAAAGAAAGTGTTTAATGATTGTGTTGTGCTTGACAATGGAGATATTAAGATTGATGTCACTGAACAAATGACAATTTGTGATGGTATCCATGAATGTGAGTTAGTTTTGTTTGATATACAACAGCAAAGTGTGTTACATACAATGAATTTCTACATTCATGTTAGAAAAGCTCCATATTCGGATAGTGATATTGCGTCTGAAAATGAATTTATAGCTTTAGAAAATGCTTTACTAAAAATAGATGGTATAAAACGAATAACAGAAAGTGAGATTGACGCTTTGTTTAGTTAATCTCACTTTTATTAATTTACAAAAACAATATTTAAAGGAGGAATTTAATAATGGCAATTGAGAATGCTTTAGATTATGAAGGACTCAAATATTATGACGGAAAATCAAAAGAACATATAAGTGATTCTATAACAGAATCCAATGCTTTTGATATTGCTTCAGGAGATTCTATATTTCTAAATAACAATAATGTTGATAGTGCATTGATTGATTTTAAGGGTTATGGTAGAAGTGAACAAGCAAACTATAGTGGAAAGAATTTGTTTGGTGGTTTGGAGTTTGCTAATGCTTTGGTTAATAGTGGTGCTACAGCAACAATAGATACTACTAATAAGAAGGTAACATTAACAGCAAGCACTGATACAGCAAGCAAAGTATTTTATGATACATTTAATGAAAATACACAATACACATTTTTCTTAAAGGGTATTGGTAATACTTCGGGTAGTGGACATATAACAAATCTTAGAGTATGTTATACTGATGATACTAACGTATTACTTAATTTTGCGAATGATGGAAGTCAAACGTTATTTGTAACAGATAGTAGTAAGAGTGTTAAGAGTTTAGTAGGTGTAAACAATGTTGGTATTGCAACTTTTGAATATGAATACTTCGGTATACAAGAAGGTATATGTACCCTTGAAGATTTTGAACCATATGTAGGTGTACATTCTAGTCCTAGTCCAGATTACCCACAAGATATTAAGTCTGTAGGCGATATGGGTTGGTTTGATGGAGAGTTGTTGCAGGGATATCGTGCAAAAGGAACTCTTACTTCAGTAACTAATCACGTTTGTAGCAAAAATTTTGTGCCTTGTAAAGAGGGAGATAACATTAAACTTGCTTATGAAGAAAATGTATCTCAGTTAGCTATATTTTTTTATGATGAAAATATGGTATATATAAGTTCGTCATACAATACAAATCAAAGCGAATATGAAGTTATAGCACCGACTAATGCTTGTTACTTTGATTGGTTTATTAACAAGGGAAGTATCACACCGAGCAACACAAAGAAGATAGTTGTAACGATAAATGGTACTTATGCTATTAAAATGAAGAGTACTGGAAAGAATTTGTTATCATCTGATAATATAATTACATATATAAATGCTAATGTTAATAATGGTGTAGTAACACAAAGTTCTGCAGATACTGCAACATCAGTAGTGTTTAAATTACAGACTACTAAAAATGATTCATATAATGGTGAAATATCATCTAATCTTACAGTAACTTCAACAGGTAGATATTCTAAAAAATTCACTAAGACTAAAGATTTTAATGGATTTAGATTTGGTTTAAATGGTACTGATACAGATACATTGGTAAAATTTGGAGTTGAACATTTAATAGATGATAAAGAATATGTATTATCATTTGAAGTTACAAACATAACACAGGGTAGTATTTCTTGGAAGAATATGCAACTTGAAATTGGTTCAGAAGCGACTGATTATGAATCTTATAAGGAAAACATTGAGTACATTCCAATTAATGAACCTTTAAGAAGTATTAATAATGTTAGAGATGAAATAGTTTGTGTAGATAATGTTTATGGTGTTTTGAGAAAAAGTGGTTGTACACATGTTACTTCTGTTGCCAGCAAATACAATACAACTGCAACGAATTATTTCTATTATATAGAAACAATTAGTAATTTAAATTTGAAAACTATTGTACAATGTAATAATCTTATTAAAAATAATTATAGTCAGGTAAATGGTAAAGCAATAAGAAATGTTGGTTTAAGTATTTATCGAGGAAAACTTGGAATAAATGTTGGTTATTACTTATCAGCAAATAACATTGATACAATGAATACATGGTTGGCTGAAAATCCTACATATATGTATTATCAATTAACAGAAACAGTATTTGAACCATTTGAAAACCAAACAATATTTAATAACATTTTAGCTTACAATCCTACTCTTATCTCTGCAACAGATGATATGGAGATGGAAATCAAGTACTTTACTAATTCCGTTGATGGTCAATTAGCATATGAAGCAATTAATAAAGTTAAGAATGATTTAAATGAAGAAATTTTGAGTCTAGATGGAGATATTACTACTATAAATGATAATATTACTAGAATAGATGGAGATATTACTACTATAAATGATAATATTACTAGAATAGATGAAGATATTACTACTTTAGATAAAAAAGTTGTTCTTAATAATACAGAATTAAATGATACAATTAATAGTATGAATTTAAGTGATAAATCAGAAGGAAATAGTATACTTTTAACAAATAGTATTGATAGTGAAGTAATAGACTTTAAAGCTTATGGTAGAAGTGAACAAGTAAACTATACTGGTAAACATTTGTTAAAATCAACATTAACAACTACTACAAGTAATGGTGTAACTTGTACTGATAATGGTGATGGTACTTATGCGTTGAATGGTACACCAAGTGAAGATACTATTTTTAATGTATATGCAGACACCGATTTAATAAATTTATTAAATAATTATAATGGACAAACATTAAATATAATTGGTGGTACATCAAGTTCTATAGCAGTTTGTATTTATATTAAGAGTGAAAGTACTGAATTTGAAAATACATCTCTTGACAGAAATATATCACGTACTTTTACTGTACCAACAGATACAGTAACAAGTGCCAGTATACAGATACGTTTAAAAGTTAATACACCATTATCAAATAATGTTGTAAAACCAATGATTACAACAGATTTAACAGCAAAATATGAAGATTATGAACCATACGTAGGTGGTATACCATCACCAAATCCAGATTATCCACAAGATATTAAGTCTGTAGGTGATATGGGATGGTTTGATGGAGAATTGTTGCAGGGATATCATAGCTCAAGTTCAGGTACATATACTAACTCTATTGGTTATGTATGCAGTAAAAATATGATGCCTTGCAAAAATGGTGATACTATTAAACTTATCTATGAAGAAACTGCTAATGGATTAAGTTTTGTATATTTTGATGAGAACGGAACTTTTATCAGTAAAGAAAGTGTTAATTATGTTAGCGAATTGATTGGAACAATACCGACAGATGCGAGATTTTTTCATATTAACATAAATCAGTCAAGTATCACCCCATCCACAGCCAAGAAGATAGTTGTTATAATTAATGATACTTATGCTGTTAAGGTTAAGAGTACAGGTAAGAATTTGTTGCCAAGTTTTCGTAGTAGAACAGCAAGCAGTTTAACTTTTGCGAGTAACGAAAAAGGCGCAGTGGCGATTACTGGTACATCTACGTCAACAGCCTCACCTGGCGAGATTGTAAAATTAAAAGCAGGCGATTATATATTGAGTGGCGCAAGTGACATAGCGAATATAACGACATCTATAAACTACCTTCGTGTAATAGTTAATGGTAAATACTATATGGATAAAGGGGATGGTGTGGCATTCAGTTTAGAAGAAGAAACAGAAGTGATAGTACAAATTGTAGTTGGTAATGGTGTGACAATAAATACAACGTATTACCCAATGATACGTAGAGCAGAAATTGCAGATAGTACCTTTGAACCTTATAAAGAACACGTTGAATGGATACCACTTAGTAAACCTTTAAGAAGTATTGGTGATGTTAAGGACGAAATCGTATATCAAGATGGTGTATATGGTGTATTGAGAAATTATACCGATGATACATATGATGGTTCAGATGACGAAAGTTTAGGTGCAAATTCAACTATAGCTTGGATTTTAAATTCAAGATATAATGTCACAGAAGATAGAGATAAAGCTTTATGTACGCATTACACAAATAATCCTAATGTTTCAGTATATAACAATGCGTCAGCAGGCTCAAATTTATCAAATGGAGAATTTGCTCTAGGAACAAGTACTATAGCAACAGCAAGATTTTATTTCAAAAACGATAGTATTACTAGTCTTGATTTATGGAAAACATGGTTACAAGCTAACCCTATTAGAATGACATATAGACTTGCAAATCCAATATTTGAACCATTTGAAGATCAATCTCCATTCTATAATATCAAGACATATAACAATGTAACTCATATATTTATAACAGATGATGCAGAAACAAATGTAACATATTATAGAAATTCAACAGATGGTCAAGCTGTATATGATTTAATAAGTAAAGCTACATCAACAGATGGTCAAGCTGTATATGATTTAATAAGTAAAGCTACAAATCTTTTAGATGAAGATATTACTGATTTAAATGAAAAGGTAGAATCTTATAATGAAGAAGTAAATGATAGAATTGATGACATGAAAGTAAATGATGAGTCTTCAGGAAGTCCTATTTTATTAACAGATAGTGCTGATGGAAATCTTATTAACTTTGAATGTACAGGTGGAAGTTCGCAGAAGAGTTACAGTGGAAAGAATTTGTTAGAGAATGATGCAACATCACAGACAGTAGGTGGACTTACATTCACAGTAAATGATGATGGAAGTATTAAGGTAAGTGGCACAGTAACAGGTGCTAATAATTTACAAATTAAAACCCTTACACTAGCAGCAGGTACTTATGTGTTAAGTGGTATGGAAAATGTAAGTGGTTCAGGCGATATGGTAATGAGGGTATATGATGTAACGAATAGTAAGATAATAGCAGATTTAAGCAAAGGTTCAACTTCAATTATCTTTACACTTTCAAGCGAAACTACTTTGAGTATATATATAAACTTTAACACAGTAGGTATAACATATAGTGGTACAATTTATCCAATGATTTCAGTGGAAGGTGGAAACTATGAGCCATATACAGGTGTACAGCCAAGCCCTAATCCTTCATATCCACAGCTTATCAAGTCAAAGGGTGATTGTGGGTGGAATGATGGTGAATATTTACAAGGCAGATATGATGGTACAGGCACATTTATATCATCAAGTAACTATATCTGTAATAAGAACTTAATACCTTGTAATGAAGGTGATGTTGTGAAATTTGCTTATGAAACTACATTAGGACAAATTATCATAGGTTTTTATGATAAAGACAAGAATTTTATCAGCAGTTCATATAACCTTAGTCAAAGTGAATATGGGGTTACAGCTCCTACTAATGCTGCATATTCTTATTGGAATGCTAATTTAAGTGGTATCACCCCATCCAACGCAAAGAAAATTGTTGTTACGATAAATGGTACTTATACTGTTAAGTTGACTAGCATAGGTAAAAATCAATTTGACGAAAGTCAGTTACTTTTAGCTAGTGGGTGGACTTATAGTGATGGGGTTTATAGTGGTTCTATTTGGGAACTCTATAAAGTATTTAAAAATGGATTTGACTTGCCTAAGTTCCTTACCAATACACAATACACAATATCGTATTATGCGAAAACCGATACTGTTGGAAATAATTCAAGATTAAGAATATATTATACAGATGGTACTGTTGGCGAATTAGGTTTAGGGAGTTCAACAACAGAATATCAGTATGTAAAATTAATAACTTTAAGTGGTAAAACCATACAGAGAATAGGTTATACCTATGGTTCAGATGCAACTATTTACATCAAAAACTTCCAAATCGAAGTAGGTTCAACAGCAACCGAATATAAGAAGTTTGAGGAACACACCGAATGGATACCACTTGCAGAGCCTTTGCGTGGTATTGGCGATAGTGCTGATACTATCAAGGCTACAGATGACTTGTATAGAGGTCATAGGAAATTTAAAGAGGTTGTGCTTGATGGTTCAGCAGATTGGGTTTTATCAACAACATTTGTCGGTGCTGTTTATGTAAAAACATTACCTTACGGATTAAAACCATTTGGATTAGGATTATGTGATAAATTTACTTATGTAAGTAGTGATTATGCTTACAATAAGGGTAAATTTATGATTGACTCTAACAGTATTCGTTTTTGGATTCAAGATACAGCATTTGAGAGTATTGATGAGGTAAGAAGTTGGTTTAATGAAAACCCTGTTACTGTATTATATGAGATTGCAGAGGAAGAAATTGAAGAGCTAGACCAAACACCATTCTATAACCTAAAAACCTTCGAGGGTGTGACGTATATATCAGCGAGTGATGATATGGATATGGTGGTTGAATACTATCGTAACTCTAATACAGGACAAGCTATGGCTGATTTAGATGTTAAGGTTAATAATCATATTCTAAATTTAGACTTTACTCCTACAGTTAATGATAATGGTAAAATACTTGGAATTGTAGATGGTAAAATTTCGTTAATTACTATTACAAATGGAAATGAGGTGAACTATTAATGGCTAACGTATTTGTTGAAGAATCTTATTTACAAGACATTGCAAATGCAATTAGAACAAAAACTGATACTACTGATACTATGAAAGTTTCTGAAATGGCTGAGAAGATTGAGGGAATTGAAGCTGGTGGTGATATTACAGCATTGGTTGATAAATCAATTACTGAATGTACTTTACCTGAAGGAATAAATATTGGAGATTATGCTTTTTATGGTTGTACAAATTTAGCATTAACTTCATTACCTGAAGGGGTTACTATTGGAAGATATATTTTTAGTGGTTGTACTAATTTAGAATTAACTTCATTACCAGATAGTATAACTATAATTAATGTTGGTGCTTTTCAAAATTGTACTAATTTAGCATTAACTTCATTGCCTGAAGGAGTTACTAGTGTTGGTGATTATGCTTTTGAAAGTTGTACTAATTTAGCATTAACTTCATTACCTGATGGTGTTACTTATATTGGAACTGAAGCTTTTTATTATTGTACAAAATTAGCATTAACTTCATTGCCTGACGGTGTTACTTATATTGGAAAATCTGCTTTCGTAAATTGTACTAATTTAGAATTAACTTCATTACCTGAAAATGTTACTGATATTGGAGATTATGCTTTTCAAAATTGTACAAATTTAGCATTAACTTCATTACCTACTAGTATAACTAAAATTAATAATGGTACTTTTTATGGTTGTAAAAACATAAGAATAACTTCATTACCTGATAGTGTTACTAGTATTGGAGAACATGCTTTTTATAATTGTACTAGTTTAACACAATTTCCAACATCAACTACAGTTACTACTATTGAAAGATATGCTTTTTGTGGTTGCAATAGAATGGCTTATGTTTCATTTCCAAATACATTAACAAGTATTGGAGATTATGCTTTTAAAGGTTGTACAAATTTAGCATTAACTTCATTACCTGAAAATGTTACTACTATTGGAAAACAAGCTTTTTATGGTAGTACTTTGATGAGAACTTTAACTTTTAATGGAACACCTACTTCTATTGCTTCAAATGCTTTTGGTAATTGTACTAATTTAAGAACAATTAACGTACCTTGGGCAGAGGGAGCTGTAGCTAATGCACCTTGGGGAGCAACTAATGCAACTATTAATTATAACTATACTAGTTAATAAATTTAAAGAGGTGACTTATGAATAAAGTTATTAAGACAATTTTAGAATTCTTTGTCGTATGGTGCGTAGGAGGTTCTGTTTATTTTTTAATGGAAACTGCTTGGAGAGCTGACCACACAAGTCATTGGAGTATGTTGATTTTAGGTGGCATTTGTACATGTCTTGTTGGATTAGTAAATCAACTTTATTTTACTTGGAATATGAATTTATTCTTACAAATGTTTATAGGTTCTATTATTATTACAGTGTCAGAATTTGTAACTGGTTGTATAGTAAATCTTTGGCTTAGTTGGAATGTATGGGATTACTCTCATCTTCCATTTAATGTGATGGGACAAATATGTATCCCTTTTATGATATTGTGGTTTTTCCTATCTGCATTAATAATTTTTGTAGATGATATTATAAGATATAAATTATTTGGAGAAGAAAACCCACACTACTACTTCTTTAATAAGAAATAACTATAAATAACAATTTAATAAAAATATAAACCAAGAGACTCTATAGAAATATAGGGTCTCTTTTAATTTAAAAAGGAGGAAATGATTATGAGTAATAGTTCTTTAGTAAATTATACAAGAATTTCACCAAACAGCACAAATCCTAGAAAAGACAAGATTAAGAAGATTACTATTCATCATATGGCTGGTAATTGGTCGGTAGAAACTTGTGGTAATGGATTTGCTTCGGCTTCAAGAAAAGCTTCTTCTAATTATGGAATTGATTCAAATGGTCGAGTTGGTATGTACGTTGAGGAAAAGAACAGAGCTTGGACTAGCGGAAATGCAGACAATGATAATCAAGCGATTACGATTGAGGTTGCTAATGATGTAGTTGGTGGGAATTGGCACGTAAGTGATAAAGCTCTTGCTAAATTAATTGACCTTTGTGTTGATATCTGCAAGAGAAACGATATTGAAGAATTGATTTTTACAGGTGATGCAAGAGGTAATTTAACAATGCATAGATACTTTCAAGCTACAGCGTGTCCTGGTGAGTATCTTGCCAGTAAATTCCCTTATATCGCTTCTGAAGTAAATAAGAGACTTAAGCCTACACCGAATTATGTGGGTTATCTTGACAGTGCTACTTCTACTTCTGCTTCTGGTTGGGCTTGGAATAGTATTGATGACACAGCGTTAAAGGTTGAAATTAAAGCATATAAAGATGGTAAATTTGTAAGAACATTTGCTACAAATGCTGACGTTTATAGAACAGATTTAAAGAGTGCAGGCAAGGGAAATGGTAAACACGGATTTAATACCAAACTTGATTTCAATGGTCTTGGTTATGGTACATTTACACTTAAAGCATTTGCTAATGGTGTTCAGTTAACAAATACAAAGACTGTAACTATCGAAGCTCCAAAAGCTACTGTAACTCCTAAACCTAGTGTAAATGTTAGTGCTTCAAACTCAACATCTACATATACTGTTGTTTATGGTGATAGTTATTGGGCAATTGCCAAAAAATTAGGTAATGCAAATAGATTTCAAGAAATTCAAAAATTGAATAATAATAAGCCTTTATATGCTGGACATACAATACTTGTTCCTTCTGATATGAAAAAGGCTTCTAGCACATCTAATTCAACTACTACAACACTAAAAGATGGTGATAGAATCAAGTTAGAGTCAGGTGCAACTTATGTAAATGGCAAATCTATACCTCTTTGGATAAGAGTATTACCTTTATATTATAGGGGTAAGAATGCCGATGGTATTATATTTAGCACTCAAAAGACTGGTGCTATTACTGGCGTAGTCAAAGCTAATATGGTTAAAAAGGTTTAGATAGAAGCAATGATGAGTTAGAGAAAAAGAAACCTAAATAAAATAAAAGAAAGGAATGCGATATGTTAGATTATTTAGATAAACTTAGTGCTCCAGAATGGCTCGTTATAAGTATTATATTCTTAGCTGTTGTTGCTGATATTATTGGTTTGATGTCTAAATTATGGGGTGTGATTGCACCAAAGATATTTAAAATATCAACTAATATGTCAAGAAAAAAAGAAATTGAAAAAATTATTTTAAGTAATCAAGAAAAAATCCAAAAGTTAGAAGAAGAACAGATTAAAGACAGAGAAGCTTCTAAAAAGGCAGATAAAGATATAAAAAATGAAATCAATAAAACCAATGATAAATTAGATGAACTAAATAATTTGGTTGTCAGTATGCATATTGATAATTTAAGAGTTCAGATTATGGATTTTGCGTCTGCCTGTAGAATAAGAAATTATACTCGTGAACAATATCATGAAATTTTTCAGTTATGCGATAAATATAAAAATCTAATTGAAAAATATAATATAAAAAATGGAGTATTTGTTATATCTTTAGAGATTATCAGAGAAAGATATAAAGAATTAGACGAGTTACATGGATTTCTTGAGGATAATATTAGTGATTAGATGAGGTGAGAATACAATGTGTAAGAGCAAGAACGACAAAAAAGAAAACAAGAAAAGAAATAAATTTCAGTTCTCCAAATTAATTGTAATTGTAACTTGTATAATTTTCGTAGCATGTTTATATCATGGGCTTACTCTTGATTTAGAACATTATGCCGATTTGACAATTGTGGCTACTAGTATTACTGTTTCTGCAGGATTAGCAGGTTCAAGTATAATTTGGTATCTTAAAAAGAGTCAATCAGAGAATAATGTAAAACTTAAAACAGAATTATACAAAGTGGCTTCACAAGAAAGATTATATTATAATGAACAGATGATGATATTAAAACAAAAATATATGTTATCAGATGAAGATATAATGGCGATTGAAAATGATTCACCAATGGATGATTTTGAATCAGAAGCCTTATCTTCTATTCAATCAGTAATTAATGTCGCTGAAAGCGAAGCTGATTCCCCAATAGAATTGCAAAATTATTAATTAAATATAGGAGGAATGACATATGGAATTATTAAGAGATGTTTTAGAAATAATTATTTATACTATAATTACTGGATGTGGTGTTGTTGTATGTGCTAAAATTACAAATTTTTTAAATAATAAAGTTGATGAATTGCAAGCAACTGCTAAACTTGCCGAATACGAAAAACTTAATAAAATTATTGATAAAGCACAAGTAACAATAACCGATATTGTAACAAAAATAAATCAAATTTTTGTTAACGACCTTAAACAGTCAGGATCATTTACAAAAGAATCTGCCAAAGAAGCAAAAGATAAAGCTTTAGCAGAGGCAAAAGATTTAATTAATCAAGAAACTGTTTCTGCAATTGAAATAATGCATGGATCATATGATAAATGGTTGGATACAATGATAGAAAAAACTGTAAACGAGCTTAAGAAATAAAGTAATAAAACAAATAAAACTAATTAAAATTATAATAAAAGGAATAAAAGGATATGAGTAAAATTTATGTTACATATAATGTCTTATTAAAACAATATCTGAGACAAAAAGGAATTAATGATGTTTTATATGGACTAAATCCTAAAAGTTTAAAACCTTTTTGGGTATATGAACGAACAATTGAATTAGAAGCAATATTAAAAGACTGGTTTAATCATTAGATTATCCAGTCTTTTTTAATGTACAAAAGTAAAGACAAGAAAGGAACGAAAGAATATGGGATTAATAAGTACAGAAGTTGAAATCGGTATTAACGGAAGAAATATTTCATATTGGGAAGAAAAGGGTTATGTTATACCACGAGTAAAGAAAAAATATAGTTGTGTTGTTCCACATGGGACAAAAATTAAAGTTAAAGTTTCAGATTTACCAAATAACAGTTTTGTAGAAGTGTTAGTAAAATGTGATTGTTGTAAAAGAGAATATAAAAGAAGGTATGGTGTATACTATAATGCTCAAACAAGAACAGATAATCTTTGGTACTGTATACATTGCGAAAAGAGAGTTTATTATTCTGGAGAAAACAGTGTTTTGTGGAAAAAAGAGAAGTCAGAAGAAGAACGTATTAAGGATAGAACGTATGAAGAATATTGCAACTTTGTAAAAAAAGTACTAAAAAGAGATAATTACACTTGTCAGTGTTGTAGTGAGATTGTCGGTGGAAATTTAGAAGTACATCATTTAGATGGATATAATTGGTGTGTAGAAAAAAGAACTGATGAAACTAATGGTATTACTCTTTGTAAACAATGTCATAAAAACTTTCATGATATATATGGCAGAGGGGATAATACTAAAGCACAATATGAACAATGGATTGGGTATATAATCGAGGATTTTAAAGAAACTAGTGATATATTGTTACCTTGCTCTGACAGAAAAATATATTGTTTCGAAGAAAATAAAGTTTATTTAAATCCAAAAGAAATAGCAAAAGAATGGAATGTAAATGTTTCTTGTGTTTATGACGCTTGCAAGCAGAGAAAAAATATGAAAAGTTTAAAAGGGAAACATTTAATATGGAATAGTATCTATGAGGGCAATACATATGAAGAAAATATGTTATATTTGAAAAATTTAATAGATAGTCCAAAAAATAATAGGGTGTCTCTAATATGCTTAAATACATTGGAAATATTTATAAGTGGCGTTGACGCTGCAAGAGCAATAGGTGATAATAAATATGGCAATTATATAATCCAACATTGTAAAAATGGGTTAGGTTGTGCGTATAAACATCCTGAGACTAAAGAAAAATTATATTGGTTATGTTACGAAGAATACCAGTCATATAGTAATGAAAGAAAACAGCAATTAAAGGATCAGTATTATACTGGTTCTTTTTTAATGCAACAAACTGAATAATTAATATTAGATATTACAAACACAATATGTGTGTAATGTGGTTTAAAACCTTGTTTGTATATTGTGTTTGTAATTGACTGTTATATATAATAATACGAGGGTATGTATTAAAAAATAATCATAAAAACCCCTAATTTTTGTGTTTATTTTTTAATACATAAGTGTAAGTCTTTAATGAAAGTTTGATATTTGATACGATTAAAGACTTAAAAGATAGTTTTAAACAAGAACCTATTAAGTTTAATATGGATGAATCTTCTGCTAAATCTATCATAGATCAATATAATGATATGAAATTAAGTGCAGACGCATTTATTGAAAGAACTGGTTTGTCAGATGAAGCTATGAAATCATATTTGTATACAGTAGAAAGTGGAAAAGCTACTTTTACAGGATGTTCTCAGCATATTAATACAACAAGTAATTCAATTGGTTTAATGGGTATTAAAGCAAAAGCCACTACTTTATTAATTACTGGATTAAAAGCTGCCGCAGGAATGTTAGTTGCTACCCTCTTGGCAATGGCTATTGGTAAAATAATTGAAGGTTTTGATTATTTAATTCATAGAAGTGAGAAAATTGCAGAAGCTGCGGAAACAGCTAGACAAAAAATAGATGAATTAAATAATACTTTTAAAGAGAATAAGCAAACAATAGATGGTGTTAAGAAGCGATATGCCGAGTTAGCGCAGGGTGTGGATCAATTATCTGGAAAAAATATAATTTTATCAACAGATGATTATGAAGAATTTTTAGGTTTAAGTAATCAATTAGCAAATTTATTTCCTGATCTTACAAGAAATTATGATTCTAATGGCAATGCTATTCTCAATTTATCAGGCAATGTTAGTACAATAGTTGGCTCTCTTGATTCGTTAATAGAACGAGAACAACAATTAATAAATTTACAGATTGCGAAAGAAATGCCTGATATATATTCAGGATACAAACAAAACTTAGAAGATTATAATCAAGAACTTGATTTGTTACTTAGAAAGAATAAAGCTGTAAAAAAACTAGTTGCAACTAATTATTCTGTAAATGAATCTCCAATAGATGGTAATCAAATATTAAGTTGGAAGTTTGACAATATAAGAGAATCATCATTCATGCATATCCAAAATGAACTTTTTAATGCTTTACAAGCAGCAAATATAGATTTGACAAAATTTATTATTGATTCAGGTAAAGATTTAGAGACTGGAGAACAAATAATTAATTTATCTATACCAGAAGTTGAATTTGATGATTATGGTAATATTCAAACTATACTAGGAGAATATTTTGCTAATATTAATAATGATATTCAGTTTGCAAGAATGCAATTAGAAGGTGAAACATCTAAGTTTAATTCATATTTGAGTACATGGTTATCAACAGAGTTGCAATTTCAAAAACAAGATACAGAAGTTCAAACAGCATTAAAAGAAATGTTATTTAATGGTAATTGGATTTCAGAAGCGTTACAAGACCCAAATGTAGATGGAAGTTGGGATTCTTTAGCTAATTGGATTGAAAGAAATTATCTTTATGCTATTGATAAAATTAATGATAATAAAATCAAGAAAAAGATAATAAGCTTAGGACAAATAGATAATTCTATAGAAAAAATTAATATAGCACAAGAGCTTCAGGATTATTTTGATAAAAATAAAATACCAATATCACTTGATTTTATTTTAGATGAAAATATGTATAATAGTACTCAAAGTATATTAAATGCTTTTAATCAATCATTAAACAATATATCTGGTGATTCTACAGAGGATTCTTCTTTATTATATGAATATACAAAAGGTTTCAATGAATCTCAAATGAACAATTGGTTAATGGTTACTGCTGGAATTAATAATGCCAAAGACGCAATTGATGCTTATCAAAAATCTTTTGAAGTTACTAATGGAAAGATTGATTTCTTTACAGATAACAATATTGAAGCAATTGATGAATATAAAAATAAGATTTCTGATTTATCTGGATATTTGCAGACTATTAGTTCTGAAGGTAAATTATCTGCAGATGATATATCTAAATTAAATGTAGAATACCAAATTGTAGCAAATTCTACAGAAGAATATAGAAAAGCTATAATTGAGGAAATGGATATTGCGTCACAAAATAGTGATGTTATAGGAACATTAAAAGATGCAATTGAAAATTGTGATGACGCAATAATGAAATCTCTTTTAATGACATTGTATGAAGCTTTATTAAATGTTAATACAGAGGCTCAAGAAACAACAACATCATTTTATGATTTGGAAGCATCTGTTAGTACGCTTGAATCTTCTGCTTCTCTTCTTAGAGAATTAGATGAGTTAATGAAAGAACAAGGGTACATTGATACAAGTAAGGCAAATGAAATATTGTCTACATTTCCTGAAATGGCAGAAGCAGTTGCTAAATATAATGCTGGACTAATTAAATCTGATGAATTGTTTGAAAAGCTTAAAGAAGCTTATGAAGAGGATAAGGATATTTATGCTAAAGCAATCGCCTACAAAATGAGACATGATGAAGATTATTTTGATAAGTTTGTAAATGAAAATATTCCTGATTGGGTAAAAGATTTAGCGGATGCTTATAAAATAGATTTAATCAATTACAAAACTTTGAATGAGCAAAAATTAGCTTTAGATAAAGAATATACAAGAAGAAAGAATATACTTGATAATCATATTTCTGTAATGGATGCAACTAAAAAGATTGAAGAATCAAGTGATACAATTATAGGGAAACATCTTGCTCAAAATATAGGAGCAGCATTAGATGAGAGTTATCAAGATGCAAAAGAAAATTTTGATGCAATTAATACAGTTATTTCTGCAGTTGAAGATTCTTTTGATATTGATGCTTCTTGGAGAGAATTTGGAGCTAATGAATCTGGTGATTCTAGTAAAGATAATACAACAGAAATAGATTGGGCTGACCAGTCACTTAAAGTTCTTCAAGATGAAGTAGATAAATTTCAGAATATTTTAGATAATACCAAAGGGTTACAAAATCAAATAGATGCTATTGATGAATTAAATGGTGCTTTAGAGGAATTAAAAGATGGATATCAGTCTGCTTATAATGAGTATGAACAAAGATATGAAAATACTGTAAGTGGTTTAGGTAGCAATATTCGTACCAAAATAGAGTCTGGTGAAGAATTTGATTTATCAACATATGATTCTGACACTGCTGAAAAAATTCAAAATGCAATAGATTATTTCAACAAAATAACTGAAACAGAAACCAAAATTAAAGAGATTTCTGATAATATAAATACAAATGAAAATTTGGAAAAATCTAAATTATCACAACAAATATATGAATCTCAATTAACAACAATTAATACTAAACTTGAAGATCAAACTTTGTCTGTCGATGAAAAAAACAAACTATTAAACGAACAACTTAAACTTCAAAATGCTATTAACGAAGAGTTACGTAAACAAGCAATATATGAAGAGGATTTTGAAACAGTATCTAAATTAGATGTAGAAGATAAAAATAATAAAATTCAAAATCGTCTTGATAAATTGCAGAACCAGAAAGAGCAGAATCAAGTTTATATTGATTTGTATGAAACAATGCTTGAAAATGGTGATTTAGGAGAAGAAGATATAAATCAATTAAATCAAAATCTTCAGAAAAAAACAAATAAAGATTTTAAATACCAGTTCAAAGAAATTGTTGCTACAATTGATTCTCAACTTTGGAATGATTATATTAATTCTTTAAAAGAAACATATAATGAAACAGATTTAAATGACACTGAATTTATTAAAAAACATATTGAAGAAATAGTTAGTTATTTTGATTATACTGGCATGGCAAAATTGTACCAAGAGCATTTGAATTCAGAAGATAATTTTGCGCAGACTGATTATGAAACAAGAAAAAATACTCGCAGTTATTATATTAATGATGCACAAAATGATATTCAAACTATTCAAAATGATATAGAATTACAAGGTGGACGTGGCACTGAGATTCAATTTGAAAATCTTGAAAATTTGTATAAGACTTCTAAGAAATATTGGCTCGAACAAAAACAAGATGCCGAGGCTATGTTGAAAACTTGTAATGAAGGAACTGCAGATTGGGATAAATGGAATAATGAAATTCAAGAATGTGAAAACAATATTGCTAAATGTGATAATGAAATTAAACAAACTCATATTTCTATATTACAACTTCCTTTAAATGACGTTGAAGATGCATTAAAAGATATTCAAAAGAAACTTGATGAAATAAATAATTCTTTGGAAGACCAAGATGATTATATTGCTGTTGCTGTAGGTGTAGTAGACCAAGAAATTAAAAATCAAGAAATTTTGAAAGAAGCAATACAAGATAAAATAGATGCATTACAAGAAGAAAACGAACTTAAAGAAACTAATTTGGCAATACAGAAAGCTGAATGGGAATTAGAAAAAGCTAAGAACCAAAAAAGCTCTAAGATCTTCTACGAGGGTCAAGGGTGGGTATATGAAGCAAATCCAGATGAAATTCAAAATGCACAACAAACTTATGACGAAGCTATCTATAATAAAAAATTATATTTATTAAACGAACAAATCAAAGTGTATGACAATGAAATTGAACGTTTAAATAATATAAAAGAAATGTGGAGTACAATTACATCACAAATTCAATTTACTATAGATTTGAATGAAGCATTAAGATATGATAGTGAATTTTATACTAAGGTTCTCACAGAAGATTTAAGTTTGATGAATTCTATTTCTTCTGCTTATTCTTCTCTTGTTGAACAAAAATCGGCTTATGAAACCCAACAAGAAGACTACACAACATTACAAGATATTATTAATGAAACTGTTGAACTTTATAATTTAGAAGGTATTGGTTTCATTGATGCAAAAAGACGTATATCTGAAGCAATAAAGTTTTATTATCCTGGAATAGTTGCTCAATACAATGATGAAGAAGAAACTTTAGATAGAGTTGCTGAGAAGAAATTAAAAGATGCTGGTGTGACAGAAGAAACTTCTGAAGATATGCTTGAAGATGTTACGAATGCTAATACATTGATTATTCAAAGTTATTATGCGTTACTAACTGATTTAACAGCAATATTTGATATACTTAATTTGTATATGAGTAATTTTGCTCAGAATGCACAAGCAATGGCAAATACTGTTAGTAAATCAATTAATGGTATCCAAAATAAAATTGAATCATTATCCGAAAAAGATTTTAGTGTAACAATATCATCTGGAAAAGTTGAAGATGAAGTAAAAGTTAAAAAGGCAGGGAAGTCTCATAGTGGATTGGAGCTTGGATATATTGGCGAAGGAAATGCTTCTAAAGACAAGAAAGCATTCCAATATATAGCTTTAAATGAATTAGATAATAACGAAATTGTACGTGTACTTCAAAAAGGAGAAGGTGTCGTGAATTCTATCCAGTTGCAAAACGTTATGTCTAATTTTAAAAAGCTCGCAGAATTTAAAGCTCCTGTTATACCATTTAATGGGCAAGCAGTAAATCAATCTGTAAACTTTAATGGAGATATAATTGTTCAAGGTAATAACGGAGACGTTAATAGTTTTGCAAAATCTCTTAAACAAAATCTTCCGAATGCAATGTTACAACAATTGTATAATCGTGACAAATAACAAATAGCAAAA